CAGGTCCAGGTCCAGGTCCAGGTCCAGGTCCAGGTCCAGGTCCAGGTCCAGGTCCAGGTCTAGGTCTAGGCCCAGGTCTAGGCCCAGGTCTAGGCCCAGGACCGGTTCCAGGTCCGGTTCCAGGTCCGGGTCGACTACCGGTTCCAGGTCCAGGTCGAGATCCAACACCTGGACCCGTACCTGGTCCGCGACTGAAATTACTTTTGTTTATAATAATAATTGATAATAACAGTAAACATATTAAAATTATATAGAGAATCATAATAATATTAGTTAATATTATTTAAAAAGTTAAATAATATTGTATTAATTAAATAAAATATGGATATCATAAACATTTTGTCAATCGGTAGTATTTTTGTACTTAGAAAAAAACTACCGATTGTTATTCCATTGGCATTCGCGTATTCCGTAATAGATTCATTAATATTGCTAAAGAACAAGAATGAAGCTAACTGTAGAAAAACAAATCAACTAATTATACATCATGCAGCAACAATTGGTAAGATGGTTGTTATAAATAAATTGGATTTATTTAAAGAATATGCTCCAAAAATTTTTGAAATCGAGTTAAGTACTTTATTAATTTTATTGAGTAAACGAATAAAAGTATTAAAAGGACTCTCGAAGTTGTCATGGGTATACTACAGAGTTTTTTATGTACCTTTTTTTATTAACCAACAATGTTCAAAAGCTAATGATCAAATAAGAAAAAGAGTGTCTTACAAAATAGGATTTTATTCAATGCATACAATAGAAGCACTTGGTTTGGTTTGGACTTTGGAAACTTTTAAAGTTCCCCAAAAATATCTTAGACCTTGTTGTGTAAGTAATATTCCAATAATTTCAAAATGCATTCAAGAAAAACGGAATTTGTTATTATCAATTATTATTATAACAAGTGTTTTACATCATTCAAATCACAATATAGGAAGTATTACACATACCATTGATAAAACAAATGCATATGCTTTTACAGCACATGTTGGATTTATTGCATATGACAAGCGTCTTTATTGTAAATATGTTTCGTGGGTAACACTTTGTTATTTAGTTACATTAAAGTTTAAAACAACTCATGAAGATTCAAACAGAGACTACGATAATATAATACCACTTGTTCCACATGTTGTTATGCATTGTATAGCTAGTGAAGGAACGTTGGTATCAGTTTTTGAAAAAAATAAATTAATCAAAACTTATTAAGGTACCCTAACATTTTATTGATTTCACGCAATGAAATTTGCGATTTACCGATTCGTTTTTTACCAAAAGCACCAGGATTTACAACTTGACGATTACTCATATACGGGGTTGTTAATGTACCAGGGTGCTTTTGATTAAAAATTTCTCTTAATATATAACTTCGTAAAAAGTAAGTGTACTGTTTATCATATATATTTGCACGGGCTTCTTCTTCTGGGTTTAAATTTGCTTGTTCCAAACCGGCACCTCTAATAAAAATACTTCCTATATCGGCAGCTATTATATCATTAAATACCATAAGAGTGTGTAGATTTATAGAATTATTAATTTGGTTATGGAAAAAAATAATTTTAGAAAAATCAAGAAGTGTTTTGAAAGGTGTATACTGGTGACTAAAATTAAAAGTGTACATACGACTTAAAACATCACTTAAACTAATTGTACTAAAATTATCGTATACCAATGGTTGTTCGATTATGTTAAAATATTTATTTATTGTAAAATTACCTTGTCGAATTGAATAATTCATCATTGGAATCAATTGTTGACCATTTAAATTAAAATTTAAATTAAAATTTAATGGACCTAGGTCATTCCTTATTTTAATTCGATTACTACATATTCTTTGTAAACTTGATTTTATTGGATTATTCGTAGCAGCTCCATCTATTTGATCAATAATCGATGAAATGTAAATTACCTCATTTCGATCTTTTTTAATAGTATTATATATCATCCTAGTCATGGGAGTCCATTTAGAGGTTGATTGAACACTGTCAACTGTTATTAAATACGGAAAATTGCTTGTACGGATGTCTTCCGGAGTTACCATTATACCATTCGTACCATGTGGATGCATCATACTTGGATTGTATCTATTAGAAAAACATATATCCTGGTCTATTGTGGGAATATCTGTAGGTAGATAATTACTTTTTTCAAATCTATTAAATCTAACTTTCTGTACACCCATTATAACTCTACAATATTCAGTCCATATTTTTATATCACCGTCACTACTAACATTTATAAAGTTCTTTGTGTTTAAGTTAGCTAACAATTCATAAATTTTAGAATCTACAATGAAATTTGCATTACGGCTTTCATAATATTGGTTATACCAGGTCGGTGATATATTGGCAGGAATATAGTCATCTAATTGAATTTCTCCAAATATACAATCTATAATATTATCAAAAGTACCTGCTAAATTATTTTGGATAAAATAACTATTACATAACTGTGTTATATTTTCTATTAATAATTTAGTCATGGCGTGTCTTATTCTTTTATTATTATCTATATGATTTTGATTAATAGGTGTTCTTACTGAATGAAAATCGTGTAAATAATCTAAATACATCAATAAATAAAAACAAATAATCCATTTGAATTGTTTTAAAACATAACGAATCATTCCAAAAGGCTCGTTAATATTAATTCCCCATAAATTGAATATATCTTCGGGAGTGTTTATTCCATAATTTTCTCTAAATACGTTATATAAGTCTAAATTAATATTAATTGGGTTATTATTTGTTTGAACTTCTGGTCTCGTTTCAGGTGGACAAGGTTCTTCTGGTAAAAAAAATACAAAATCTTCTATTGATTGTGTTTTTTTCGGTCTTTTAGCAATCTCGGCGGCTTGTTCTGCTGCAAGTGTTATAGGAGCTTTACGTTCACGGGTACTTTTACGTGTAGCAGGTTCCATTAATATATTATAATCATTACTTTTATTTTATTTTACTACATTAATATAAAAATTTCCAGTTGTACTTTTGTACACGGTGTTTACCATCAATCCATATGTCATTATGGGTGGAGAACTAAACCCTTTTACATTAACATTTGAACAATAAAGTCTGTAATAACAACTTGGTAGATCAAATGTAATAAATTTTATATACTCGGTATTGGCTAATTTCATTATTGTATTCTTTTTTGGAACAAAATATTTTTGATTAGAAATTTCGTTACCCTTAGAATCGCATTCTACGTAAACGACTTTTGAAACAGCTGGTGTTGTGAAAGAGCTTTTTGAAAGTATTACCATGATTAATAACAATGATACCAAAATCAAGTAAATCATTAATTAATATTAATATTTTTTAAAAAATAAAAATCGTTAATGGTAATGTACCCACCCGTAAAAAAACCAGGTATAAAAATAATTAAACAACATTGTAAAGGCTGTTGTGTGAGGCACAGGTACCTCATGAGTGTAAACACCAAAAGGTCATTCAAATTAAAAAGTTTTAAAAAAATTAATCTTTATGGAAAATGCAAAGAAATTGTACTCTTTCTCCATATAGACAATAAAGTCTTTAACAAAAAACATCTTAATTTGCTAATCGTTAATACACGAACCAAACGGGTTACTCGTATAGACCCAAGTAACTCCAAGTCAACCAAAATTGAACCATCCAATGTTAAAAAGGAACTCAAACGATACTTCACCACGTTGGGATATCACTACATGGGTATGGATCCACGGTCAAAAGTAATAAAACATCACTCACAGTGTAGATTCGCAGCACCGTATTTGTATATTTATGGAAAAAAACTAACAAGTAAAAAACTTGATAAATTGATAAAAAATTTTTATAAAAAAAATAATGTATAATTATAATGCCATACTTTTTAAATGAAAATATAAATTTATTATTTATACACATTCCAAAAACAGGAGGTAGTTCATTAGAAAGGTATTTTAGTGAACATTTTAATATTACTTTAAATAATGATTCATTATTTGATATTAATAGTAAATTCAAAGAAATAAAGATTCATACAACATTACAACATATGACATATAATGATATAATTAAAAATAACGATTATTTTAAAATTAAAAAAAAAGGTCTTAAAATACTGTCTGTAGTTAGAAATCCATATAAAAGGATCGTAAGTGATATGTTTTTTCATAAAAAAATACAAAAAGATTCTAGTAAAGAATTTGTAAACAGTATCTTAATGGATTTTATAAACAAAAATTATGATAATCACACACAACCTCAATATTTATTTATAACCGATCATAATAAAAAATTAATTCCAGGTATACAAATATTACACACAGAAACATTAAAAACCGATATGTTTAATATTGGGTATAAAGATTTTAATATATTTGTTAATTGCAATACAAACAAAGTTAATTATATGAATTATTTAAATGAAAAATCTATACACATGATAAATGAATATTATGATTACGATTTTAAATTATTTGGTTATGATAAAATTACTTAAAGAATAGCCTCAAGTATTAATTAAGAAGAAACTCGCCATAGCTCAGTTGGAAGAGCGAGGGACTGTAAGTAAAAATTCTTACTAAAGTAAGTAATATTACTCTAAAATCCCTAGGTCATTGGTTCGAATCCAATTGGCGAGATTCTTCTTCACCGCTTCATTAACTCAGTTGGTAGAGTGACAGGCTGTTAACCTGTAAGTCACTGGTTCGAAACCAGTATGAAGCGTTTTGGGGTATGTGGTTGTTCACCTCCTCGTGGTGTACCCTGGTAACAATCCTTGCGGGGATTGGCAAAGAACAATAGGAATTGGTGGAAAGGTGGATGTGGCTCCAGACACTGTGCCCGAGTGGTCTAAGGGGGTGGACTTAAGCCCCACTGTCATTCGACTCGTGGGTTCGAACCCCACCGGTGTCATTATTTTATTTTTTTAAGGTTTTTTTTAACAAAATCTTTGAATAAATAAATAATTTGTAAAGGTAATGAATATTATAATTTTGATTGGTGTGATATTGTTTTTTATTGTTGTGGTTTCATTTTTACCAAAAAACGACACATTTACTGGTACACCAAAGAGTACAAGAGTTTCTAACTTAAAAGCTAAGTTTACAAATGTAAGCGGTACACCTGCATTAGATATTTGCTATACTACACCTGAGTCCTTTGGAAAGGACTTTAAGGGTAAAGATGTAGGATATTATCGTACAATTTTGTATATACAAGACTGTGGTACAACTCAATGTACACCAGATACACATCCATCAGTTGACACAATCATTAAAAATGGAAAAATACCATCACCGCCATTTGTAAGGAATGGATGGTTTAATGGTGGACATCAGGTATCAGTGACAAATACACCTGCTGTTTTGCAGATTCCATTAGACCCTAGTCAGTATACATTTACTCCTATTCCGGGGAATTGCTATTCTATAGGAGTGTCTATTATGAATGAGCAAAAATCATTCACTGGAACAGAGGATATTCCAAATGTCTATGGTGAATTTGCTTATGTATCATTACAATATCCTGCAAATTAATTTATTTTTAATAAAACTTTAAAAAAAAATAAATAATAATAATACAATGAACAAACTTCTAATATTAATTGGTATATTATTATTTTTTATTGTTGTAGTGTCGTTTTTACCAAAAAATGGTACAGGTAAAGGTTCGGGAAGTGGTACAAGTGTTTCTGGATTAAAATCTAAGTTTACATTTACAGCTACAGGTCAGCCTGAAATAGAAATTACCTTTACATCACCAAGTACTTTTGGATTATTAAAAGATGGTACTACAAAAGCTTCTTACGGTGGAACAATTGTGTATATACAAGACTGTGGTTCAACACCACCACCACTTTGTGACACAACAACTACACTTCCATCTCCAGCAACAATAACAGGCGGGTTACTAAAAACCAACTGTCTTATACCACAAGGAACTGGTAAGTGGACGCCGAATGAACCATCAGCCGTAAGTACAGGATGTTCATTAACGATTCCACTAGATGGAGTTCAGTTAAAACTTGGAAACAGTTATGCTATAGGTGTATCTATTATGAATAATCAAAGCTCCTTATCTGCAGCATCTGGTATAAATAATGTCTACGGTAATTTCGTTTTTGACACAATAGTGTACGCAGATCCAGCAGCTCCTGGTCAAGTAACTCTTCTTTCAGGTAATTTTAATATTCAACCATAATTAACTTAAAAAATCACAAAATTTTAAATTAAATGAACATTATCATATAAAAGGAATGTTAAGGTATGTTATACTGTTTTTGACATGTATGGTGTCTCCGGTATCAGGTGTTAGGGGAGTTGATATGTCAACTTTGGTTAGCCGTTCAAGTTTTGAGTGTTTAAAAAACCGTGGAATAAATTTTGTAATCGTCAGGTGTTACATGAAAAGTGATATACCAGATCCAAATTGTCCCTCCACAGTTGCAAATGCTTGGGCAGCTGGAATACCACGAGTCGATGTTTATTTTTTTCCAGGTGTGTATCAGTGTGCTAGTTCACCTGAACGACAAGTGAGTGTATTCAAGGCATTTGTCAATTTAAAAAAAATTAAAATTCAAATGGTTTGGGTTGATGTAGAACCATGTGAGTGTTGTTGGTCATCATCGAAGGATGCAAATTTTAAGAAAGTTAAAGGTATCGTAAATGGTTTGGTAAAAGCTGGTTTCAAAGTTGGAATTTATGCAAGCAGTAACAGCTGGTCAGTTGTTTGCGGTAACAATCGACTTCAAACATTTCCTTTGTGGTATCCACATTATCAAAATCCACCGTCTCCAAGTTTTAGTGACTTTGTACCTTTTGGAGGATGGACAAAACCAACCATGAAACAAATACAAGGTACTCATACTGTATGTAATGCCGAGATAGATGCAAATTGGCATCCTTAAATTAAAATAATTGATTAAAATACTTGATTAAAATAATACCTTATTAATGAACTATTTCAAAATAACAGAAAATCGGTACTTATTTTTAGATATCTTTTTAAAAAATGATAAACTGTATTTGATATGTCCAATTTACGATGACAATGTATACAATATAATAATAAAACCTGAATTAAAATTGTTTGATAAAATAATTCAAAAAGGTCATAATTCAAGATTTGATATAATAATTTACGATTGCAATTGTAATTTCATTGAAATAACTTACCAGGGAATAACTAAAGAATTTGTTCTTGAAAATAATTGTACTACTCACATGGGTACACTGGCACTTACTACGTTATTTAAAAATGATTATAAGCTTTTTAATTTATTTTATGAATACTACAAAAATAGAGGAGTTGAGCATTTTTTTATGTATTACAATGGGAATATTACAGAAGAAGTAAATAGTTATTTCAAAGACAAATTAGATTGTACATTGGTAGAATGGAATTTTCATTATTGGAGTCATGGTTGTAAAAATATACATCATGCACAGATTTCACAAATGCACGATGCATTGTATAAGTATGGAAAGAACCAATATGATTATATGATATTTTGTGATCTCGATGAATACTTTATAATACAAACAATAAAATCAAACCCCGAAGTTGATGTTTTTGGTTATTGTAATGTATGGGCCAAAACTTTGGATGGAAAAATTCCAGAAAAAATGCCAGAAAAATTTTTAATAAGTGATGATATCAGTCCTTACATAACTAGAAGTAAGAACATTTACAAATGTTCTTCTGTAAAAACAATTCACGTTCATTCTCCAATTTCTTTTACAAATGGAAAAGGAATGTATCTCACAAATTTTAGAATGTTTCATTTCTACAATTGGTCAGGTAAACCAAGAGGTTTTAATTTAACTAAATTGATCCAAAATAATAATAATAATGATATTAATGAATAACAGAAAACTAAAGATATGGGATTTTTCATCACGATTTCTTTTGCGTAAGAAGATAATAGATTCCTTTTACAAAGGTTATAATTATGCACACGAGCAAAAAAAGTTGGGAGTGTGGACTAGAAATTATCTTACAGAACTTGGACCAACGTTTATAAAATTGGGACAAACATTTTCAACTCGAACCGACCTTTTTCCAACTGAATTCATAGAAGAACTTGAATACCTTCAAGACAGTGTTACAGAAATACCACCAACCGATTTAGAAAATACTTTGATTGGTGAGTTAAAAGAACCAGTTGATTCTATTTTTTCATATTTTGATTACCAACCGTACAAGTCGGCTTCATTGGGACAAGTTCACAAGGGAATATTAAAATCAGGTAAAAAAGTTGCTGTGAAAATTCAAAGACCAGGTGTTAAAAAACTTGTTACATATGACATAGCTGTTCTTTTAGAAATACTTAGTTTTTTCGATATCATAGGTTATTCAACAGGGCCATCGGCTAAACAAATATTTCTTGAAGCAAAGAATAAACTCTTCGATGAATTAAATTACCTTATAGAGGCTAATAATGCGATACGTTTTAGAAACAATTTCAAAAATACCAATTGGGTTGTTGTTCCACGGGTATACACATCGAAAAGTACAGAGAAATTGCTTATTATGGAATGGGTGCATTCATTTAAAATCAATGATCTAACACTTCAACAAAATGGAATAAGTTCATTAAAAATTTCAAAAATGTTAATAGATTTCTTTGTTATTCAAACAATGAAACACGGTTTTTTTCATGCCGATCCACATCCTGGAAATATAGGTGTTAACCTTGATGGTAATTTGGTTGTATACGATTTTGGTTTAGTTATAGAACTTCCCAAAGACATTCAAACAAAAACAAAAGACATTATAATGTGTATAATTCAACGAGACACTACTCAATTGGTAGATATATTTTTATCACTTGGAATAATTATCGAAGGTAGTAGTACCAAGTATGAAATAGCACTCTTTTTTGATTCTTTGATTAATTATCTTGAAAAAGCACAGAACATTCCTAATAGCGAGTTAAAAAATGAAGTACTTTTAAAATTGTCACAAGAAAAACCCTTTAATATTCCAAGTTCCTTTATATTTCTTGGAAAGTCACTGGGTATAATAGAAGGTATATGTAACCAATTGGACCCGAATTTTAATTTTGTTGAATACCTAAGTCCCTATTTTGAAGAAACCGTTATGGATTCCATAGACATTCAAAAGATGGCATCAAGTACTCTAGAGATTCCATCTAAAATTAATTACATATCAACGTCAATTAGTAATCTGGAACAACAGAAAACTGAGTTTGATATAAAATTAAAAAAGTACCAAAATAACGTTCAAATGAACAATTATCTTGTTATTTCCTTGTTAACAGTGAGTAATTTTACAGGTGCTGAAATTGGTAGCGAACTTGTCACTATGACAATTATAATTCTTTACCTTATTTTTCAAAGAAAGAATCGTCGTTAACAGGAACTGGAACAATTTCTACTTCAGGTTCCGGATCGTTGATAAATAATAAGTGATCTTCATATAATTCTTTGCATCGTTCGGTTTCTTTTTTTGAAAGGTCCTGTAAGGTACGAACAATACCTTTTAGATCAGCTTTACGCTTATCTACAACTTTCTTTTTGAGGTTTTTATTACCCGAAGAATTAACAATGACCAATGGCTTTATGGAAAACATTATACCATTAACAATTATTTTTTAAAAAAAAATATTGATAATTGTTAATATAAATGTATAAATTCTTAGTAATCTTAATTATAATCTTAATTATACTAATTATATTAATATCTACTATAGAGAAGTTTGATTCTACTTCAAATTTTAATTTTGAAATGGACTCTTCGAACAAAATGAGACTATACGACGAATGTAAATTTACCGGTGTTGGTTTTAATGAAGCTCATGAACATGGTGAATGTTCTATGGCACATCAAATAATACCACTTTGTAAAAATGTCTTGGAAATAGGAGGTGGTGCAGGAAAAGTATCTCATGCAATTAATACATTACTCTCTAAAAGAAACTTAGAAACTAAGCATGTAGTAGTAGAACCTGGATCAATTGGGTTGGGTAATCACGGTGATGTTAATATTTACGAAAATAAAAAAAATTTTAACGATAAATATACAATAATTAAAAAACTATGTGAAGATTTAACGATGGATGATTTACATGTTCTAGAAGGACCACCTGATTGTTTATATACTGATTGTGAAGGATGTTTACATAAATTCTTCACTACCGATATTGGAAAATATGTATTAGATAATGTTAGATTTATTGTAAATGAAATGGATGGTATGATTTTAAAGATAGATGATGCTACTATAGTAGAACTATGGAAGAAAAATGGATTTGTATTAGTTGGTTCTGGGTATGGATGCGGTACCGACTGTGAAACACAAGTTTGGTATAGACAGAATTAATTTAATTTAACGGAAGATCTTTACGATCTAAATATGTATTTGCTACACGAAGTACGAAAACCATTAAATTCACTTGAAGAAGCTATGGTATAAGCACCAAAATCCTCGGTATAAACCCATTCTCCTATAGTTAAATCAGGTAACATAGTATTTTCACAAATCATATCTATAGAGTCACATGATTGTCCAAACAAACGACTACGTTGTAACTTGCCATCACGTTCATTAAAAGGAAGTATCACCGGTTTAGCATGGTCAAAATAAATACATCCAAATGACTGATAAACACCATCATTGAGATAATAAACAACGGTAGGTTGAGAATCGGTGTCTATAACAGTTTTCTTTCCAATTACATTCATTACCAATATGTGAGTTCGTTGAGCGAAGTAACGACCAGGTTCGGCAATAAATTGAATTTTTTCGTTTGAAAATAATTTTGTTATTGATTCATTGACAACTTTTGCAATATCATCAAATGTGATTGTGGTATCAACACCTGGAAATCCACCACCGATATCTATAATAGAAACATTTATCGAAAGTTCCTTTGCGAGGTCCAATGCTGTTTTACAGTCATTCAATGCTGTGTAATAGACGTCTGGAGAACTACATCCACTTCCAACATGGAAACTAAACCCAACAACATTCAGTTTTAATGTCTTTGCAACAACCAGGAGATCCTTGGTTTGTTCAAGATGACATCCAAACTTAATGTTAAATTTACAAAGACTTTTAGAGTCGTCAACAGCCAACCTCAAAAGCAATTTAGCATATGGATGGTACAGCTTAATTTTATAAAGTTCTTCCTCTGAGTCAAAAGTCATCAAGTCCACATCATTTGCACGAGCATACCTGATTTGAGAAGACATCTTACATGGATTTGCAAAGACAATTCGTGAAGGATCTTCGGTTATATTGATAATACTTTTAATTTCATTCTCAGAGGCACAATCAAAATTAGCACCCAACGATGCCAATGCGTCCAACAAAACAGGATTAGGGTTACACTTCACAGCGTAATAAGGCTTCACCAAAGGAAGTAATTGAATCCACCTGGAATAAGCATTTACAATTTCACCCAGATCGACAATGTAAAAAGCTTTTTCACTTTGGTTGTCCTCCAAGAAATCGTTGATTACATCGTAAGTATCCTTGTCACTTCCGTACAATTTGACATTGTACTTCTGCAATAGCGCATTGTCAAGTACCATCTTGATTAATTAATTTGATATCTTTACTTTAAATAAATTATCTTCTTTTGAACATATTGTACAACGATTCAACGCCCTCAACAGCAGCAACGCCCTTGTATTTTCTTACAAAGAATAAGTTAACACCGATCATTACTGCTATTAAAAGTGAAACAACAACTAAAGCTATTCCCATTGTAATTGAATTGTCTTTGTATAATTGAACTGTATTTCCGGTACAATCGGTAGTTGTATATACTGTTACAGGACTCACTAAACCTGGAGGGCCATTTAAAGTAAATGATCCGGGGCATCCCTTCAAAGTACCTACGTATGTTGAATCTGTTGACTGTGATGTAAATGTAAAAGTATCTTCTTTGGTATAAATTTGTTTTTTGAATATTAAAAATACTCCAAATATAATGACTATTGTACACACGACAATACCTAAAATTGCACTAAGAGTCATATATCCTTTTCCAAAACTTGCAGTTCCCGTGTAAAGATTATCTAAAAAGCCCATTATAATATTACTCAATAAAAAAAATTAATAAAAAAATATATTAACTTAAAAATTAAGTTAATTTAATAAACAAATAAATGAATTCCTTAATTCAAGAACTCGTTACAATTGCAGCAGACATCTTTAACAGTCTCGGTCCAGGTTACAATGAAGTTGTTTATCACAATGCATTTGAGGTAGGCCTCCGTCTTAAGAATATAAATTACCAGAGTGAAATCGTTACACCAATATTTTATAAAGGCCACAATGTTGGACATGGTAGAGTAGACATTTTAGTGAACAGTTCCATGATTTTAGAATTAAAAGCAATAAGTAACTTCAATAACGAAACCGCTAATATTCAAATAAAAAATTATATGAAACATTATTCCATTAAAGAAGGATTAATCATAAACTTTGGCCAGCAAACTAAAAATTCATATGGAGAACTAAACTTGAGGTACATCTTTTTTGATAATAATCTATTTAAAGTTTTCAACTTTATAAATGGAATATTCACAGAGGTTGAAATAAATGTACAATAAGCTTGTTAACCAAGGCTTCAAGCGAAAGTTAAGTCAAGTTAAACAAGTATATAGTCCCAATAAACAAAAATACATTACCGAACTTAATGGACATAAACCCATATTAATTTGTACAGGTCCAACGGGTACTGGAAAAACATATCTTGCATGTCAAGAAGGAGTAAACCAGTTAGGTCCCTTTAAAAAAATACTCATAACACGTCCAGCGGTAAGCATTCACAATGAAACTCACGGATTTTTACCAGGATCACTAGAAAAAAAGATGTCTCCGTGGTTTGCACCAATTTACGATAACATTGAAAACACAGTTGGAAAAGAACATCTCGAGTACCTCTTGAAAAATAAATTAATCGATATGTGTCCATTTGGATATCTTCGTGGACGCACATTTAATGATACATTTATTATAGCCGATGAAATGCAAAATTCAACAAGAATGCAATTTAAAACTTTACTGACCAGAATTGGAGAAAATTCAAAATTGGTTATCAATGGAGACCTTGAACAAACAGACAATATACACGACAATGGTTTGGCAGACTTTCTTACACGCCTTGAATACTATTCAAAGTACAAACCAGTTAATTACATTTCTCTAATTAATCTGGAAGCAGAAGACATTGTTCGTCATCCATCAGTTATTGAAGTTCTCGATATTTACCAATAAATTTAATTAAATAGATAATCAAACAAAAATTCATACTTCTAGTAAAACTTGTTTGATTAATGTATCGTATATCTCCATACCCCCACTCGTCGCCTCTAATATAATGTTTTAATAACGAAAAGATGTCACCTCTCCATTTTCTATTTGGTCTCGAAGGGTCAATCATTTTATTGATCATTTTAGTTAACCAGCAATAATCATTGTTTATCAAAAACCCAGTTTGTATAATTGTTGATAAAATAATAATAACAATTACACTCGGTAATACATTTTTATAAAGCAGACACAATGTACTTCCAATTCCAGCAACAACGCATGCTAGGTGGTGAATAAATATTAAAATACCTATCTTTGTTTCGTCATGTGTTATACTATTATCAGTTAGGTAATCGATTGAAAAAAAAACCAATGTGAGAGTCAATAATACACATGCTAGATCATAATTCATTTACAATACTGTTTGATAAAAGTATACATTCTTTAACGTAATCTTTCAATAACACTTTTAAACTTAGATGATCTTAAGCCAGGTGATCTACCTGGTAGGTGCCATATAAAACAATTACTATTTACATCATCAAGTAAATTGTCATCAATAAAATTTGTTTTTAATGAGGCATTAAATGATGTATTGAAGATATATTCAGGTATAATAGATGTATTATCCCTATATATTTTATTTGTTTTGATTAAGAGGTTCATAACACCTTGTTCGTAATTATTTCCCGTCCATAGTCCACTCGCTATTTTATTATTGTGGTCTATGTCAACTTGTTTATGATAAATATCAATGAGTTCGTTGATAAATTGAATTCCAATTGTTGAATTTTTTATAATAAAAATTCCAGAGTTGAGATTGTTGTATAAATTATTTATTATGAATCCATAATTTTCATAATGTATAAAAATGTCTTTAACACCGTAATTATTAATTATTTTATTGAGGCTTATATTATTATCACATATTATAGTGTCACTATCCAACCACATTACATAATCATACTCATTTTTTTTCAAGAGGGTGTCTCTAACTAAAAATATCTTTGACCAATAGACGTTTACATTCTTATAAGTACTTAATCTAATATAATCATATGAATACCTATTACAATAGTCTGTTACGCTTTTGTCATGATATTTTACATAATCTTCTTCACGATCTTCTATAGTGAGTATAGCTATTTTATATTTTCTATCGGTAGATAAGCTTTCGTTACTTTTTACATGTTTACATAAAGTAAGGTATACCAGAATATAAAGGTCTTCTTTATGGTAAAGAATGTAAAAACATAATATAACTAACACAGTTATTAAAACTTTCATTATCATTGTAAAATTTATTAAAATAAATATAATAACGAATAATAATGAGTCTTTGTAAATATGCCAATATTTTAGGAGAACCTGGTAAAGGAATCCATAGTATTCGATTATTTAATATTGCTGTAGTTGACGTTTTAGCAACTTTTCTACTTGCGGGGGTTATAAATCATTTTGTTAAAGCAAATTACTTTGTTGTTTTGATACTTTGTTTTTTGTTGGGAATTATTTTGCACGAACTGTTTTGTGTTGAAACAACAATCGGTAAATGGTTAAATAAAATATTGTCTTAATAGTAAATGAACATTTTAGTTTTAATTGTAGTATTCTTACTTATCGTTATAATACAATACTATCCAGAATTTAAACTATTTACACTATTATTTACAAATATTCCTAATAATTTTGAACCTGTAGATTATAAAAAAAGAAAAATTGGTATTATAACTGCTGAAAACCGTAATGAAGAGTATATAAAACTACACGACACTTCTTTTAGACAGTATTCTCAAACTCACGATTGTGATTATATTCGTACAAGTAATTGTCCTAAAGAAGAATCAAGTACATATTGGTGTAAAATTCATAAAGTAAAAAAATTGCTTGATTCTGGTAAATATGATTATGTTATGTGGGTTGACAGTGACACTATAATAGTAAATCAACAATTAAGTATAGATACATTTATAAGCGAGTTTGGAGAACCTGATATTATAATTGGAAACGACGAATGTATGTTTGATTTTTTACAGTACAATATAATATGTGCAGGTGTTTTTTTAATTAAAAACTCGAGAGTAGGAAAACAATTTATTGATGACTGTTTAAATGAAATAAAGAAAAATGAGAATTGTATAATAAATGGTAAAGAACAAGGTATTTGGGCAGGTATTTGTTATGAACAAGGTGTTATGAATTTATTAGTAAAAACAAAATATCTCAAAAATACGTACTTAGACTATGAAAAAATATTTATTTATAATAAAAACATTTTTAATACTCCAACTGATTATTCTAAAAATTTTATAATACATTTAGCAGGGGCTCCAAATAACATTAGAGCACAATTTTTTAAAAAATTTATTTAGCTAAGAAATAACATTTTAGTACTTATTGTTAAATTCTTTTCTAAGAATCGTTGTAAAAAACCATTAAACTTGAAAATATTACCAACTGGTGTTCTAGTAGCTAAACATGTGCTTAGTGTATCAAGTGGATGTGTTGCTATTAAACTCGTAGAAGTACTGATTATTCCATTTATTTTTTTATTTTTTTGAAATTTTCTGTTGAGGTGTTCTCTCAGTGTAAAGTTTAAACTTACACCGGGTACACCGTTGATCAGTGCCATTTCAATTCCGTAGTAATAATTATTTAACTTCAAAAAGCTTTTTCCAACTTGTGCTAATTTTCTTTTGGTGTTAAATGGATAACTTGCACATATACCCAAGGTTGAACCGATGATACTTGTTTTTAGAGGTTTATCTTTATCAAAGATCGAATAAAACAATAACGCATTTGTTATTTCAGACAACACACACCATCCCAACCCACGTGATAAATTTTTAAAACCAAATTTAACGGGTCTTCCAATTTGTGAATTGGTTTTTATAGTATTCAGTGGATACGTTAGTACCGCAGCAAACAATTCAGCAGAAATTCCATTAAAAACTTGTTTCATTTAATAATAAAAATTATTTAAAAGTTTAAATAAATTCGTTATTAAATGGAACAACTTTTTAAAAGAATCCCATGAAAGAGGAATAATAACAAAAAATATAATTGATGTTAAAAATATAATAAGTATTTGTATTAAGGAAGTTATATTTTTAACATCAATTATATTTTTTGGAAAATTTTTTTAAAAATGATGTAAAAAATGTATTACAAACTAATCCAGATGAATTATCAAATCTTATTTTTGGAGACATATATGAGCCAAAGGTTATAAATAGCTCACAAAAATTTTTAAGTACTCAGGTAGATTTTAAAGAAATAGATACACTCGTTTTAGAAATATGCACCAGAAAATATTTTTTATATAACGATACTATACCACTTAATTATTTTTATACACAATCAAAACAAAATATTATAAACAAATATAATTTAGAGTTTAGAGAATTGAATGATACTGAGTTAGAAAACGATTTGATCTGTATTAAAAAATTAGTAGAAACTAATTTTAAGGATAGATCTCAAATTCATATAATTCCACATTTTAATCTTAAAAAAAACAAAATAATGAAAAAATACCAGATCGTGATATATTAATCAAAATTCTTGAAGAAATTTGTAAAAAAATACAAATTAATTTTCATGACATAGCTAAATACATTGAAAGTAATGAAAAATTTCCACAATATAATATATAGAAGACTACATGGGAGATTATTTACATTATAAACAAGATAATATAAATATAATATAATATATGAATTTGTAAAAAAAGCAATTGACGTTTAAATATTTTTTAAAAAATAAATTTAATTGCTAATGAATTTACTCGTTACAGGTGGATGTGGTTTTATTGGTTCAAACTTTATAAATTACTTTGGAAAGAAGTACCCAGATACTTTAATTGTAAATATAGATGCAATGTACTACTGTGCAAATGAAAATAACGTAACTTTAAAAAATAATTATAAATTTGTACGTGGAAATATTCAATCAGCTGACTTGGTGTCCCATATTCTTGAAGAATACTCTATTACTCACGTTATTCATTTTGCAGCACAGTCACATGTTCAAAACTCTTTTGACGACTCCTTGAAGTACACAATGGACAATATACTCGGCACACATACTTTGTTAGAATGTTGTAAAAGTTATTCTAAAATTATTAAGTTTATTCATGTTTCTACAGATGAAGTATACGGTGAATCGGTAGACGACGATTTAAAACATGAATCGAGTGTACTTATTCCAACAAATCCATATGCAGCTACTAAAGCTGGGGCAGAACTTGTTGCAATGAGTTATATCAAAAGTTATAAATTGCCAATAATTATAACAAGAGGTAATAATGTATATGGTCCAAATCAATATCCTGAAAAACTAATTCCGCGTTTTATTCAACAATTAAAAAACAATCAACCGGTTACAATTCAAGGAGACGGGTCGGCCCAGAGATCATTTCTTCATGTAGACGATACATGTTCTGCATTTGAAACAATTTTGTTAAATGGAATCGTTGGAGAAATTTACAATATAGGAACAAATGTTGGAGAAAGTGAATACAGTGTTTTGGAAATTGCTACAATACTAATAAAATTGATAAAAGGACCTGACTCTGTTGTTGAAGACTTTATCGAGTACATACCAGATCGTCCATTTAATGATTCGAGGTATTTTATCAGTAACCAGAAACTTAAAAACCTTGGTTGGACCATTCTTGTTCGTTTTGAAACAGGAATTAAAGAACTAATCGGTTTTACTTAATGATTCTGGAATTAATTAAAGATAATGTATAAGTTTATTGTCTCCTCCTCTGCGAATTGGAGTTTCTAATATAATTTTTGGAAATCTATAATTTTTATAATTACTATTATTTAATTTAAATATAGATTTTTCAAAATTCATATTATTTTTTGAGTTTTTTATTATATCGTTCATAATATTTTCTAAGTGTATTGTTTTACAACCAAAAATTTCACTTGATTGTTGATTATATTTTTTTGTATATTGAAAAAAAATGTCTGCATCTTCTGGTATATCCATAATTAAATTATCTAAATTTGGAATATAATATCGTCCAGTTATTTTAATAATGTTTTTGAAAGTATCTTTTAAGTTGAAGTATTTTAATGCATACAAAATTGATTCAGCTTCAAATGGAGTAGCTTCACATTTTTTACAATAAATATGATTATCACTAATAAAAGAACAAATACGTATTCTTGGATTATTATCAAAATAATTAAAAGAGTATCCTGAGGATTCTATGATATAAATATCCAAATTTGTTTTTTGTAAATAATCATTTATAACATTATTATACATAATTAGTCTATTTTCTGAGCTATTTGATGGAGTATTTTTATTATTTATAGTACGTATATTTACTGTCATTGTTAAAAGTACACAAGTATTTTCTACAAAATTATACATTTTCTTATTATACATTTTATTATTATACATTTTCTTATTTTTCCATAATTCCATATAATTATTTCCCTTATTAAATAAAGATCCAGGAACATTTCTAGATACACAGCATTTATTAATAATTACTTTTTTATTATTGATATTAAAACAGGGTCCATCATTAGAATCATTAAAAGTATATCCAATATTTACATTAATATTATTTTGTTCTCTAAAAATCTCACCTAATAAACAAGGTCCTGTTGGATGCCATGGAGTTTTTCCATAATAAAAATTTTTAGTATTTTCTATGCATTTATTAATTATATTTTTCAATATACTATTATTTATACTACAACCAAAAAAACCATTTTGCATACATTTGTATTTTTTACCATCACCACCAGTAGTATCCCAACATGACACCCATTCGTAATTTTTATCATTTATTACATCTAAAGGAACAAGTAATATTTGTTGCCAATCTGTATACCATCCACCTTCATTATACAATATACAATATCTCATGAAATCAGTTTTATAAGAATATGGTTTTAAGGTCTCAAAACAGTCGAGATGATCTTGTGTAAAATTTTCTTTTAAGTACTTTATACAGTCGTTCCCGGAATATATTTTTAAAGTATATTCAGGGTTTAATATTTTCCATGATTTTATTGCATTTGATAACTCTTCAGTTTGCTCGATAATTTCCATAGTATCATCTATAAAAATTTTGTGAATAGTATTTGGAATATTTTTATCGATATCATTTGAAATAAAAGTATCTAATTTAATAAATTTTTCAATTAATAATATTATTATTAATAAAATTACAATTAAAACGATTATCATTACCATTACAAAATATTTTAATTTTTCATCTTTAAAGGAATGTTATACCTTATCAAAATCAACCATTTCCATGACAAGTTGATCAAATGTGAACTGGAATTTGATTCGAGTTACTCGGACGGTCAATTTAGAAAACAAGCAAATAATTCTAAAATGTTAGAATTATTTCCAGATTTTGAATTTACATCTTTACAATTTGGTCTCGAAAAAACAATCGACCATTTTATTGAAAATTATTCAACACTTAGAATTATGGGACCACCGTCTTGTGAATAATGTTTTTTGTTTTTATATAATTTTTTTGTATGTTGGTCAGATATATATGGACTATATTTAAAATAATCATTAATTTTATAAAATTTATCTTGTTTAGTATAATTGTTATTAGTTCTGTAGTCGTGTATAGCTTTTGAATATGCATCTGGACCAGTTAATTTTAAAATTATGTGTTTATTAGTAGCTCCTTCAGGAATAATTTTTTTATTAATGTTACTAGTTATTTGAGATATAGTTTCTTTCAAATAAGGATGACCGGCTTCAAATATAAGTGCCCATTGTTCATAATGTGGATAATTGAATTTAAAACGATACCATTCACGACATTTTAAAAAGTCGCAAGTTAGAAGAATACAATCTGTATCTGGTTTTATTATATATTTTAAATTTCTTGTTATTGCAGACTTTATATCTAAATATACTCCACCGTATTTATACAACAAGCAATATCTAAATAAATCAGCTTTTGCAGCTGAATAATTTGGATTTATTGAATTATACGCATTTAGTACTTCTTTTGTATAGTTATCTCTTATAAAATTATAACAATCTTGATCATTATAAAATTTAAAATCAAAATCTGGACACATTTTCTTATTCTTTTCCATAACTTCTATAACTTCGGGAGTGAGGCTTTCTCTGGAAACCCATGTTTGATGTACTATAAAAGGAATTTTGTAAATCGTTTTAGTCAAATTTAATTTAACTTTTGATAATACAATAATAAATAAAAGTATTATTAAAATTATTATTACCATTACCTTTACCAATTATTTTATTTTTTCATCTTCAAAAGAACATTTACTATAGATTGCTTTATACCTTTAATATCTGGATACTCTCTTTCGACAAGACTTGTATCAAGATAATTATTTGAACGATCACTTTTTAGAACCTTGGATTGTTCTTCAAGTGTAAAATTTGTCCATTCAAAGTTTGGATCGATAATTTCACGATAACTTTTAAGTATTTCGTTATGGGAAATAAGCCCAGGGTTTGTACAATTGTACGTTCCTGTTTTACTTTTCTCCATGAGATCGAGTATAATTGGAAAAAAATCATCCAAAACAGTCATACTATTAGGAATACTACAAATCTTTTCGTAACGTGTTATTTTCGTAATAAAATTACGTTCGTTCCACTGACTACTTATTGGCATCCTGATACGAAGGTTAAGAACTGGATACTGTTTCATTAAACGATCTGTAAAACCTTTTACAATGGAATACCCAGAACCAAAATAGTTTGGAAGACTTTCTTCAGTGAATGGGGTTTCAGTTCCGTTGAATATACACCCAGTTCCTAAATATGTATAATGAATACCTTTTCGAGAACAAATATTTGCAAGACTCACAACTGAAAATAAATTGTCTCTAATGTTTTCTTGTAATTTTCCAGGATACTCGAGGTAGTCTATGGTGTTTATTTTTTTATCTTCGACAGTTCCATGTGTACGTCCTATAAATGAAATTACATGCGTTGGGTTTACATCGTTAATTTCGGCAAGTAAGTCACTTTCATTGTCAACACGGGACTCGCCTGGAGTGTACTTTACATTTTCATGGTCAAGGAAATTAGTGAAAAGAGATCCTATCCATCCTTTTGATCCGTAAATTAAAACTTTCATTTATTAAACTATTTATAGAATTAGTTTGTATTATTTTTATACTTATTTAACGAAAATGAACACCTTCGAATGTGTTATTACTCGTTACAACGAACATCTAAATTGGATTGTATCGTTACCAGATACAATTACTAAAATATACATTTATAACAAAGGTACTAATGAAAATTATTTTAAAAATTACACCATTACTCCTCAACTGAAGTCTAAAATAACATTCATTAATATTGAAAATGTTGGTAGAATAGATCACACCATTGTTTATCACATTCTAAATAATTGGGAAAATCTTCCAGATAATTTGATATTTTTACCGGGGTCTGCTGTAATGTGTTCGAAGAAGGGATTGTATTTATCAATGCTTAAGAAGAATCTACAAAAAATCAAAACGAAGTATCACGGTTTTTATGCTCCACGGTGTTTTAAAGTAATAGATTCATTTGATTACAGTATAAATAACTATGAACCTCTTGGAAAATGTAATCGCAATAAGAATAAATTTATAAAATCTGAGTATCCCAGTTTAAAAGCATGGAAAAGTGCAATTATTGATGACGTTCCATTAGAATACATTCAGTTTAGAGGAATGTTCATGGTTTCTAGAGAAAACATTTTATATATTAAAAAGAACATTTACGATAATTTACTTAAAAGTTTATCTGTTGGTGATAATATAGAAAATGGACATTACGCAGAAAGAATATGGGCTCATCTGTTCAAACAACGTCCTAAAAATTACACTGAACCAATTGAACCACCTAAAACAGTTGTACCAGTTGAATCCGGTGAGCCCGCTGAACCCGTCGAACCACCCATCGAATCAGTTGAATCACCCGATGAACAAGTTCAATCCACTGAACCCGTCGAATCACCCATTCTACCAATTGAACCAGTTCAATCAGTTGAATCCGGTGAATATATTGTACCAATTGAATCCGGTGAGCCCGCTGAACCCGTCGAATCACCCATTGTACCAATTGAACCAGTTCAATCAGTTGAATCCATTGAGCAAAATGAATATATTGTACCAATTGAACCCGGCGAACCCGTTGAACCCATTGAACCCGTTGAACAAGTTCAATCCGGTGAACCCGGTGAATCCGTTGAACCCGACGAACCCGACGAACCCGACGAACCCGGTGAACCCGTTGAACCCGTTGAACAAGTTCAATCCGGTGAACCCGGTGAATCCGTTGAACCCGACGAACCCGACGAACCCGCTGAACCCGACGAACCCGATGAACCCGACGAACCCGGTGAACCTGTTGAACCCGATGAACCCGATGAATCTGTTCAATCAGTTGAATCTGTTGAACCAGATGAACCAGATGAATCAATAGAGGTAGTTATAAACATAGACTAATGTACGTTTATTTTATAAACGGAATATCTTTCTGGTGTTTTAAGTGTTGGATAATTAACAGAACCACACATATATTGTCTAGTTATTCCATTTGAATCGGTAAATGTTTCATCATGACCATTTATAGTACATGGAAATCCACATGAGACTTCTTTTCCTTGTTCGTTATCTATTTCATTGGTATATTTACCTACCTTTGGAGTAAGACTATGTTCAGGTAAATCACTGTTTGTTAAAATGGATTTAAATTCATCTGGTTTATAATTAGTATTATACTTATAAAGAGCACTGCTTACAGTAGGAGCACTATATGTAAAATACGCTTTAGAATATAAATCCTTAGAATCAGGTGGAGCTTTTGAAATACTTAAATAATTATATCCAGCTAATTTTCCAAGTTTAGCTAAATCGAGTAAAGATATTCCAGAAAGTCCGTTTTTATCGTAAATACTTAACATCTTTTTTCCAAATACAGAATAACCATTTTTAATTACGTCCAATATCAAGGGACGTATTTCATTTTTTGATTTATATTCAGTAAAAAAATAACTAGAATTTATTTTTCCATTTTCCTTCGAATATGGATTTACAAGTTCTTCAAAAAACTGGTTTTTTAAATTTGAAAAACAACCGTACGGTTCTATTGTAATGTGGTCAGGATTTAATTCACCCTGTTTGATACTTTTAAAAATACTTTCATCTTCTACAAGAGAACTTTCCCATACATCATCTGGAGTGTCCTTCTTATTGATGTAATTAAAAATAATTATTATAACTAATGTAAAAAAAATCACACTTAAAATTAATATAATTAAATATTTATTCATTAACTTGATCAATTATTTTATTTTTTCTTTTTTTGTTTAAGTTCTTCATTGATGTCATAATAAAACAACTTTACAGAATGTGATGAAATGACACCAATTATAAATTGATAACAGTTTGCTATGTCACTTGCATTTTTAGCCCCTGTTATAATAATACTTCCCGATCTAAAAATAAGTACCGATATTTGTTTTAATGGCTCAATGGTACTTTGTATTTTTAAATTTATTCCAGGATATCTACTTAGCGCACTAAATGTTGCACTTTTAGAGTATTCATTAACTAATATATTTTTAAGATCTTCTTGTTTTAAACACCATCCATCAGGGTTTTCTATAATAGGTTTTATTTTAAAATCGCTACATATCATTTGTATTTTTACATTTTCTGTACTAATATCTGGATCCGTACAATCAGGTACACTAGTTATTATATTTATTAATTCTTCTAACATTATATATATAGTGTTAATAGTCTTAATACCAGCTGCTTTGGCTCTTCCATTTGGAAAAATAAATATACTCACATTAGAAAATACAAATGGTTCTCTTTTACGATCTACAAAAGTTAATTTTATATCAAAACTATTATAAAAAGAATCTGTTCCTTTCTTTTTTTGAACCTTAGATTTTTTACACCCAGGGTTATATTTTATCATATTTTCTGGAAGTGATTCTTTCAGTAATGTTAAATTAATTAATTTAGTAAAATTAAAACAAATCGTCATTGTGGAAATACTAATATCAGTATATTTTACGTTATTTGTGATATCGGTGATTCCATTACAATTTTCATGAAGCACTTTATCAAAAGTAACCCAATTTCTATCACAATTACACAAAAATGTATGATTTCCACACAATTCACACGTTATTTCAACTGTTTCGATCATTCTTTAAATAATAATTGTTCGTAATCTTTAAGTATAATAATTATTTGTATTTTTTTCACATTTTTTCAATTTTTTCAATTAAATTACTTTCATTATTAATTCTTTGAATTGATTCAATTAAATTTATTTTAAAAAAAGATGAGCTTTGAGGATCGTATCTTCTAAAATGATTAAATATTACATTTAATTCATACAACACGGAATTTATGTAAGCTTCTAAATTATTATACATGACGTTATCTATTAAAATAGGTTCTTGATCTATTTCCCAAGAACAAATATCAAATTCGGCAACAAACATTAAATTATTCTTAAGTTCATCAAGACGCGTTTGAAAAGAAAGTATTTCATTTTCTCTATTGCGTATTCTTCTGGAGTAATTGATATTATTTTTTATCTTGTAGGTGCTTTTAAAAGTGTTATTATTTGGAAAATGTTTTTTAGCTTCTATGTCCAAACGTAATAAGTCTTCGTTTGAGTAATTTATTCTAGTCATGGGATCACGTGTGTCACCTGTTTTCATAATGTATTTAATTATTGAACTGTATTCGTAGAAATAACATTTTCCCAATTTAGTTTTGAATATAAAACACGGATAACAAACGGAGTCCATTGTTATATGATCTATTGCATTTTTGTAAAAATATTTTCTAAAAGCGAATTGAATACACTTCACAGCAAGGTACTTATTAAATTCGTTAAAAAGATCTTTTTTGTTTAAATTTGAATATTTTATTTTTTTATTTTTACAAAAACAACGAAGCGTTTTTAAACTTAACAAGTTATAATCACTTTGTAAAAACACCATCTTAATCATTCCATTTATTTTAATAATTTAAAGAAATAAATTTTTTTAAGTAAAGAATGAATATTTTGTCAATTGACGTTGGAATTATTAATTTAGGATATGTTTTTGCTAATATTTTAGACAATGAAATAACTGTGATAGAATGTAATAGAATAGATATAACGAATATGAGACACCGCTCAGTAAGTTTTTGTGATTGTAAGTTACATCATGAATTTTGTATACCAGATTACCTCGATCATTTTATTCAAGAACATCGTGATATTTTTGATACAGCTGATATTATACTAATAGAACGTCAGCCACCTATGGGTATAACAAATGTTCAGGATCTTTTGTTTGTTAAATTTAGATCAAAAATAAAATTAATTAGTCCTGGAAGTGTCCATAAATTTTTTAATATGTCAAATGATTATTCATTTAGAAAAAAACAATCACAACATATAAGTGATAGTTACTTAAATACTAATATAAATTACAATAACAATGATCGAAAACATGACATAACAGATGCTATGTTAATGATTTTATATTATTTCAAAAAAATGTACAAAAAAAAGGGAATAACGGATTTTGAAGAATTTAGATTAATTTCGCAAATTATTTAATTACTTAAAAAATGATTAATTAATTAATTAAAGATGGCTACGTCTATAACTTTCGAAGATTGGAAAGATCTTGATATATGCGAGTGTGGTGGACCATTGTTTAAATACCACGATTGTAGTAAAAATGCATTTATTGCTAAATGTGGACACCTGAAAGAATATCAAATTATAGATCCAGTTACCAAAAAGAAAAAATGGGTCAAATCAAAAAAACAACCATGTAAGTATAAAGGTTTGTATAATAACCCAGATAAAAGAATTTTTTCAAAAACAATTGAAGAAAAAAAGGAGTCTTATATAGACCCTAATAAATTGTTATTTGATCAATTAACAGCACTATTTGAATATATTTTCATAGAACCAAGACCTTTCGTAATTCAGGAAATCGATTACCTTGTAAGAACAAAATTACAAAAAAAACCAAGACAAACGTATTATTTTCCAACGGTTGGTCTTTTTATGACAGAATCTCATAAAGAATCCATTGCAGACTACCACGATCGTATATTTGCAGAAGAAATAATTGATAAAACTGAAATAAAACCAATTACAATTACAAAGTACAACAATAAATTTGTAGTGGACGATCTCGAAACACCTGAACAAAGTGATACAGATCACAATGATGATTCAAGTGATGCAAGTGATAGTGATCATGAATCGATAGAATTATTCGAAGAAGACCCAGAAGAATATTACGAAGAAGACTACTTTGATGAACCTGAATAATTACTTATTGTTTTTGGAAATTTGCCTGTGGAATTAAACTTATTAAGTCTTTTACGATAGTCTGTTATACTAGCTTTTAATGACCGTTTATTCCAAAGTATAAACATACTAAGATACCCTGCTCTGGTTGGATCATTTGTACTGAGGTCTTTGAGATGACGTTTAATGTATCTATTTCTACGAATAAGGTCGTGATGTTTTGTATAGTCACTCATTCCAGATGCTCCAAATTGAACTGTTTTACCATTATTAAATGTTGCAGTAAACTTTTTACCCTTAGTTTTAGACTTTTTAATTGAAATTAACTTAATCGTTTTTTTCCCAAAAGAACTTCCATCTTTATCTACTTTGATTATATCGATAACACATTTTTTACGAAACCCTTTCATTGGATCTAAACAACCTTTAACTTTAGGTTGAGTTTTTGTACACTTACTTCTAAAAGATTCATATTTTGTCCATACATTTCTCAGTGAATCCTTGCAAGTAATTCCAAGTTTATTGTTTACTTTGTTGTGAATGTTGTATAACCATTTCACAAGAGTGTATCTATTTTTTAAAACGTTTTCGTCAAGTAAAGTGTCTTTTTGAGATACAAACTCTTGATAACTTTCACGGCAATATCTGCATGGAAGAACATTGCCTAGGTATTTAAAAAAAATTAAGTAATTTTTTATCTGCTCGGAAGTTGGTTTCCATGGATAATTTTGAGCAACTGAGTGTAAGAAAAGCCAACCAGCTGGACCCCATACTCTCGTTTGCATACCTGTATCGTCTCCCGGTTTTTCTTTAAAATCCATTTAAGAATACAAAATATTTTATTTTAATAAGATAAAAGATGAACGTACCTCAAAAAGTTTATGTTATAAAAAACAAAATGAAATTTTATACAAATGTAGTTGACGATAAACATTGTTTATATTCATTCACAAATAAAAGAACTGCTAATGTGTGTATGAATTTTTTAGCAAACTACAAACACCGATATAACGAGTATCCACCAATTAATCATGAAAACTATGTTCCCGAAATATCGATGTATAAAAAACCAATTCAAAAAATTATAAGCGAAGAATTACAAATTACAAATGAAACAACTGACAACATGTTATCCATGTGTTCATGGAGCAAATTAGAATTACTTATTATAGATTCTTTTAAATACACAGTTACCTTGAATAACATGAATATAGAATTCACAGCAAATACTATAACACCTGAAGAATTTGAAGACACTGACAATACTTATTGTTCGTTGTATCTAGAAAGTCTTCTCTTTGATGAATAAGTTACATAAAGTAATAATGGTATTAATTACAATGGATACTGAGATATCCTTTTTAGGGTATACCATACCTTTAAAAACTTTACCTCCACACTTTTTACAAAATATTAGAAGTGAACTTTATGTTAAACCTATTGATAATCCTAACTTCCAAACTAGCATTGATCCATATCCTGTTTTTAGAATATCTAAAACAAAGGTTTATTTACCCAGGTATTATGCAATCGAACAGTACGGACAGCCTCTACGAAATACTTTAAACGATTCAAGTGACATTTCGTTGGAATTTAATGGAACTTTACGATACATTCAAGAACAAAGTGTAACAGAAACACTAAAGATTTATTCACAATATGGAGGAGGTGTTGTTTCATTGGATACTGGACTTGGTAAAACAGTTGTTGCTTTAAAATTGATAAGCCTTGTTAAAAAAAAGACTATCATACTGGTACACGCTGAATTTCTACTTGAACAATGGGTATCACGAATTAAAACATTTTTACCAACAGCTCGAATAGGTATAATAAAACAAGATCTATGTGAATGGGAATCTGTTGACATATGTGTTGGAATGATTCAATCTATAATACGACGTAATTATCCGGTGGAGTGTTTTAAAAGTTTTAATCACCTTGTGATTGACGAAACTCATCACATCTGTTCTAAAACGTTTTCAAGTATTTTTTATAAGATACAAACAAAGTATATGCTTGGGCTTTCGGCAACACCAGAACGCAAAGATGGACTTTCTAAAGTATTGTATTGGTTTTTAGGACCTCAAATTGTAAATATTAAAAGAAACACCGATAAACCATGTATTGAATTTGTATTTACCGATGTTACTGATTATGAAGAAAAGTACAACCGAATTGGTAAAATTAATAATCCCATTATGATTACAGATCTTACGAATAATTTAAAGAGAAATACATTAATTATAGAAAACATACTCGAATATCTTAAGGACCAACGAAAAATACTCGTTTTGTCAGACCGTCGAGGTCATTGTGAATACTTAAACAGCGAATTAAAGAAAAGAGGTATTTCAACTGGATTGTATTTAGGAGGTATGAAAACAGAAACACGTGAAGAATCTGTAAATTGTTCTGTCATAATAGGAACATATCAAGCATCAGGTGAAGGTTTCGATGTTCCTGAGCTAGATACTGTTATTTTAGCAACACCCAAAAGTGATATCCAACAGGCAGTTGGAAGAATTCTTAGACAAAAAAACCCTAACGAACCTCTGGTAATTGACATTGTCGATTCGTTTTCAATTTTTAAGGGACAATACTTCAAACGTAAAAAATTTTATAAAAATAGTGAATTTAAAATAAAATAAAAATATTTTTTAAAATTATAAATGAAATTCGGTTCTAGCAAATTAGAAATGTCCCTTTTGATCACATTGTACCTCGTTCTCGTATTCATTCTTGTAAGCATGGCTGGTACATATAGCCTTACAAAGAAAGTGTTTGGGGGTCTTTCTGGTAGTAAACCATGGCCAACTGGTATGGATATCTCCAATCCAGGTTTCTGGTTACACACAGTAGTGTTTGCAGTGCTTGTATTGCTTCCAATGTTACTTAACAAAAATTAAATAGATTTAAATAATTAAGTTGTAAATAACCAAAATGGTTAAATTACAATTTAATCCTGGACCTTCCAAGGAAGTTCCAGAAAGCAAGTGTTCTAAAAAGGTAGAAGTATCTTTAAATCCATTTGAAGCTGAAAATATAGAACCAAGTACACTGAATAATTACATTAGAACTAAAGACTTAGTAGGTTTAGAAAACACTAGGTATATACTTAATGAATGGTACCGTAAATCACTTCTTGACAAATGTAACAAGTTTTTATTAATTATTGGACCAACCGGATGTGGTAAAACAACATTGGTAGAGTCATTTTGTATAGAAGAATCAATACAACTTTATTCAGTTAGAAATGACTTGTCCAAAAAAGAATTGTTAAAGGAAATAATACAATTTTCAAATAATCGTCAAAACTTTTTTGAAAAAAAAAGTACGAGTAAATTAATACTTATAGACGAATATCAAAATGGACAACATGACACCTTATCTATTACAGACATTGAAAATCTTTTTGAATTTAGAAAAAAATTTTCACCTAAGACAAACGTTTTCGAAGATTTCACTACAAATGTAAATATTCCACCGGTATTAATAATTTCAGGTGACTCCAAGGGAAATAAATTAAGTGAACTCAAAAAGCTAACACAAACTTATTATATCAATGAACTTAATAAATATGTTATAAAGTCATGGATAACTAAAGAAACAGACATTGATTCGAGTACTTTAGAAACAGTTATAAATAAATGTGGAAGTGATAAAAGACTTTTATTAAATACCATAAAATTTCTAAAAAATAAAGTAGGTAATTATCTCTGTTCTTTTTATAAGGATACCGAATTAAATCAATTTGAATTTATTGAACGGTTATTTGACAACCTTGAACAAATTAATATTTTAGAAGTTTATAAGAATTATGAAACAGATGGATATTTATTGTCAAATTTAGTACATGAAAATTACATAGACTACACTAACGACATTTACAATATTGCAGATGCTGCTAATTCTATGTCATTAGCTGATACATATCAAACTGATATGTACGATTCAACTAAAATATTTTTTCCAGAAATACATTGTACACTTTCAGTTTACGTTCCAAGTTATTATGCTAGAAGTAATATTAAAAATAATAAATGCCAATTAAGATCTTCTGTTTTTAATAATAGGTATAACATCTTTTTGAATAACAAAAAAGCTATCATTAAAATTAATGAATTACTAAAGCATAAAGAATTACCGTTAAGTATATTAGATATATTATTCATAAAAAAGTTTTTGACATACGACTTAATTAAGAGTAAAACGTTAAGTAAATATCAAATTGATTTTTTACAAGACATTCTTGGATTATTTGTTGACCATAAAGTTTCTTCTATGGAACTTATTTACAAACACTTCACCGATTTTAAAGGTACAGATCAAACAAAAACAAAGAAATTTACATTAAAATTTATTGAGAAAATAAAATATTAATAAGAATTATTATGGCCTCCGTAAAAAAACCATCTCCCAAACTTTTATTACTCTGTAAAAAGCTTAAGGTCCGCGTTACCGTTAAACGAGGAACAAAACGTGTTTACAAAAGCTCCGCTGTTCTTGTCAAACAGTGCAAAGCCAAGCTTAAGAAGCTCAAGAAAGGTAAGAAAGTTAAAGGTAAATCGGTTTGTAATAAATTAAGCGAAAGTGTTTGCGGTTCCAAACCAAACTGTAAGTACACTAAACGTGGATGTGTATCTCGTAAAGGTACTCGTACTGGCAAAGTTGTTTACGAGGGACCAACATTCGATGGACGACTTTTACCTGTTCCTGAAAAGGCAATGATGCCATATTCCATTATTGATAACGTAATGGTTCCAACCCAGACTAAACTAAAATTAGATTTCGGCCTTCGCAAAAATTGTCGTAAGGGTTACCGAAAGGTAAAGGGTGCTTGCCGTAAGGTAAAGCCTCGTTACAACGTTAAGGATTCGGTGTGCAATCGTAAGAGTCGCAAAGTTTGTAAGAGTATGCCAAACTGCACGTACACTCTCCGTGGATGCCGTCGTCGTAAGGGAACTCGTGGTGACCAAGGTCTTGTTTATGAAGGACCATCTCTCCAAGGTTACAATGAAATGTAATTCAATGTTTTTTTTAAGTTAAATGATTTAAGAAATTAATTTATTTAAATTAAAAGAATGACAACACTACCGTTATTCGAACCTGTAATTGTGGGGAGTGGTTTTGTCAAAATAGTTGATGTACTTCCTAGAGTTGTACCTGACCTTGAATTAAAGTGCGACTCTGCAATCGTTCAAGCAGCACGTGTAAGTTATTCAGGTGGTACAACGACGAAAAAAAGTGACAAAGCGTTGATAAAATACCTCCTTAAAAATGCTCACACCACGCCATTTGAAATGGTTCAATTCAAATTTCACATCAAGGCTCCTTTGTTTGTTGTACGACAATGGCAACGTCATCGTATGAGCAGTTACAACGAACTGTCTGCACGATACTCAGTAATTGAGGATTCTTTTTGGGTTCCAGAAACTCTAAGGACCCAATCGGCAATTAACAAACAAGGATCTGGTGAACCGGTCGATCGTCCAGATCTCATTGAAAGTATGGTGAAACATCAACAGGATTCTTACAAACTGTACACTTCGTTACTTGACAGTGGTGTTTCTCGGGAACTTGCAAGGACAGTTCTTCCATTAAGTATCAATACTGAGTTTTACTGGAAAATTGATCTTCACAACTTGCTTCGATTTATTTCACTTCGAAATGACAATCACGCTCAGTTTGAAATTCAACAGTACGCAAGTGTTATCAAAGACATCGTAAGAGAATATTGTCCAATTACCATAGAGGCATTTGATGAATACATTACAGGATCTATACGGTTTTCACGTGAGGAAATAAATTGTATGAACACCAATACACTACCACAAGGGAAATCAAGTCAAGAAGAGTTCACCGAAAAGCTTAAGCAGATAAGTTTATTTAAAGAAAGAACCAATTGGAAGAGTATTATACAATGGATCTCACCAACCAGTTACATTTAATAATAGAACAATCTCCACATCCATTGCTTTATTACAATGATCCACGATTAGAAAGAACGTTCGAAGCATTTATAACTGAACGTAATGGAACACAAGAGGACCGTGACCGATCATTGTATTCTACAGTTTTCAATCAACTGAAGAATAAAATATACCAAGAACCAGAAGAAACGCCAAAGTTAACAGACGAACAATACTCTGATTTTGTTGGTAAGTATTATACAGAAAACCTAACCGATAACATAAATCGTGTAAAAAAATTGATTGTAAACTTTTACAATCGAAAAAATGAACTGGAACTCAAGATAGACCAAAACACAAAAAAATTCGAGTCATTTAGTAAAAACATTCTTAGTTCCTTAGAAAATATAGACGATCTCGTTGGTAAAGACCTTTCACCACGTGATCTCGAACTCAAAGATATTCTTTGTGAAAGGATTGAATGGTATTATTCCAAATTGGAAATTGATTCTTTAAAAAAGGAATATACCGATATTCTTTTGGAATATTCATTCTTTAAAAAATTAATTGGATCGCTCACTGAGGTTCTTCCATGTGGAATATGTCAAATATGTCTAGATGCACAAGTTACAATTTTCATAGACCCTTGTGGACATACTATATGTACAAAGTGCTATGATCATAGCACATCGATTGATCGGTGTCACTTTTGCAGAACAAAAATTAATTCCTTTAAAAAAATATTCCTTTAAAAAATATTTTTAAAAAATATTTTTAAAAAGTTACATTTACTTTACCAGTTCTTTTAGAATAAACATCGGCAACTTGTAATAACGATTCACCGATCGCTTCTATAACTGGGTTTTTCTGGTCTTCGATGTATAAACTAGGTACAAATTCAATTTCATTGACAAAGTACCCGTAGGGTACACCTTCTAAACCAGAACCTATATCTATTCTTGTTAAAATTGGACTCTTAAAGTCACCTGGTAAGTCTAATTTTGGCAAAGAATCCATAACCGATTGTGACAATTGGCGTAAGTAACTCCAATTTTTACTGGGTATTTTATAAGTTCCATTTTCTTGAACAGGTGGTCCTATACGATAGTTAGTTGTGACTATAGAGTACATATATTTTCCATTAATGAAGTACATTCGTATCTCTGGATTGTTTTTATCAAATCCCTTGATGTATTCTTGAAGTACTATGGATTTATACTTTGGAACATTTCTAGTGAGGTAATTCTTCAGTTGTACTTTTTTCTTAGCAATTCCCATAAACTTGGCGAAATCAAGAGATTCTTGTCCATAAACAGGTTTTGCTACAATAGATTCCCATTTGTTGTGTTTTATCTTTGCTACTAAATTATTGACGTAATTATCAGGATTTTTTAAGAACCACTTTTGACGTGTAATACAATAAGTAGGTGCAACGGGAATATTCTTTTTAGAAAGGTATTTATAATAAGTACACTTATTGTTTATAAACTTTTGATATTCATACGGAGGATATACATTATTGCTATTCTTTAATGCAAGCTTGTACTTTAAAAATTTTAAACGATCACTTAAATGAAAAGCTTCTAAAAGATCATAAATTATCACAAAAACAATGTCATTCTGTTTGAAACGTCTCGTTGAAATTTCGTCAGGTGTAATATAATCGATAATTACTTGGTCTGGATACTTACCGGTAAGATAAACACCTATAGCTACGTCAGCTGGAATAAACTTTCTTCTATTTTTTTTAATACAAAATTTTGAATATTCCTTATTATTTGCCAGCGATAACCAATCCATACTCCTAGAATTTACATTAAGAAGTTCATCTTTCTTTTTTTCAGCGTTTTTGTAATTTAAAACAATACCTATTTTGACAACCATTACTATATGTTATTATTTTTATTTACCACGTAATACTACTACAATTAATAAAAATAATAGTATTAATGGATACAATATCACAATTGATAATATTAAGAGCTTTATTTTTATTTACTTTACTCCACAAAGGGTGGAGTATAAAAAAATTAAAGAACCATCGAAACACATTTCACATGTTCAAATCAATCAAAAAAGAATATTACCATTAAGTAAATGGGAGGAGCCCTAGTACAATTAGCAGCGTATGGATCACAGGACGTTTACCTTACAACAAATCCCCAGATAACATATTTTAAATCGGTTTACAAAAGGTACACCAATTTTGCTATGGAGTCGATTTACCAAATAATAGAAGGGAACATTAATTTTGGAGGTAACATCAATTTAGTTGTGTCCCGTAATGGAGACCTTATTGGAAGTGTACTTCTCCAGGTATCCTTATTTGACCCTAAGGACTACGTTCTCGGTGCTGAAACATTTGATTATTGTGGATGGATTCAAGGTGTTGGTAATTACTTAGTAAACAATGTATCGATAAACATAGGAGGTCAACTTATCGATCAACAGTATGGAAAATGGATGGACATATGGTCTGAACTCAATTTGTCAAGTACTCAACTGGATGGTTACGGTACAATGGTTGGAAAGGACTACTCTTCAGCCACTTGGCAACCTTATAATACCTCTAACGAACCTTACAATGCATTACAGATACCTTTACAATTTTGGTTTTGTAGAAATCCTGGTTTAGCTATACCACTTATTGCACTGCAGTACCACGAGCTCAAAATTCAGTTACAATTTGAGAAATTCGTAAACTTGGTTGTAGGTGTTAAGAACGGTGTTTATCAAAAAATTGTACAAAACACAAATAAAGTTCTTCCAAGTTTTAGCAATACCTTTACAGTTTGGAACAATTACTATTTCCTCGATACCACAGAACGCAGACAATTTGCACAAAATGCTCATGAATATCTTGTAGAACAAATTCAAACACAAACTGGAAATTTGATTAGTCTTAAGGAACCCAATTTTATACGTTTGAATTTAAACCACCCTTGTAAAGAAATTGTTTTAGTACTTAATCGAAATAATTCCAATGCACCTCAAAATGATTTTTCTATAGGAAACAACATTATTTCAAATGGTACTCCTGCACAATTTGCTCCATTGAGTTTGTTTAAACTTATTTTGAACGGGACCGATCGCTTTAAGGAAAGACCTGGTGAATACTTTAGGCTCTTTCAAAATTATACTCACCATACAAGAATACCTGGTAATTATATTTATACGTATTCGTTTGCGTTAAGACCTGAAGAACATCAGCCATCGGGAACATGTAATTTTACCAGAATCGATACTTCCCAACTTTTTATAACTCTAAGGAACACCGATGATCCTGCTCCCAAACCAATTCAAAATTACATTGATCTTCCAATGTATTCACTTTACGCACCTAGTTATAACATACTACGTATCATGGGTGGAATGGGTGGTTTGGCTTACAGTAATTAAAATTAATTAATTAATTAATTAATTAATTCGTAATTTTCTTGAAAAAAAAAATATTTTTATAAATTACTAAAACACACTAAAAATGGGAGGAGGTCTTATGCAGCTCGTTGCCTATGGTGCTCAGGATATCTATCTTACCGGTCAGCCACAGATCACTTTCTTCAAGTCAGTGTATCGTCGCCACACCAACTTCGCCACGGAGTCAATTCTCCAGACCATCAACGGTCAGCCAAACGCTGGCAGCCGTGTGTCTGTAACTGTCTCTCGTAACGGAGATCTTCTCAAGAACCTCTGGATTCAGTACAATCCCCAGAACTTCGTATCAGCCTCTACCGGTGCTTTCGTTGTACCCTCTGATTTCGGCCATGCTCTCCTCGATTACCTCGAGCTTGAGATCGGTGGTCAGCTCATCGATCGTCAGTACGGCCGCTGGTTAACCATCTGGCGTGATCTCACTGAGGTCAACCCCGTTGGTTGCCAGGGACAGCTTGGCGCGAACGGGGCTGAGCCACCCATTAACAGCAGTTCCGGTACACAAAATGTGGATACGTATGCTGGTCCTGGTTTCTCCACCAAGTACCAGCGTATGTCTTACACTCACCAGGGAGCATTGTCCGAGCCAGTTACAAACTTGGCCGGTGCACCCACTGAGGCGTATATTCCCATGCGCTTCTGGTTCTGCCGCAACCCTGGTCTCGCTGTGCCTCTCATTGCTCTCCAGTATCACGAGGTTAAGTTCAACATTAACTTCCAGCAGGCTGCCCAGGTGTTCGTGGTTGCTGACTCAACTGTACCCACTCAGCTTCAGCTTCCAGGATACCAGAACATGAGTGTGTATGCCGACTACGTGTACCTCGACACCACCGAGCGTCGCCAGTTCGCCCAGAATGCCCATGAGTATCTCATTGACCAGCTTCAGTGGCAGAACGACCAGTCCGGCAACTCCAGCATCCGCCTTAACTTCAACCACCCCGTTAAGGAGCTTATCTGGACTGGTGCACCGAATTACTTCGTGAACTCTGGCAGCAACCCCGGTAACGAGTACTACGACAACGTACAGGGACCAGCAACACCCTCTCCAATTGTACAGGGTGATGACTCCCAGAACTCAGCCGCCCTTGTGCAGACTCAGTGCAAGATCACTCTTAACGGAACTGATCGTTTCACCTACCGCAACCTCAAGTACTTCACCCGTAACCAGATCTGGGATTGCCACACTGGTTTCGGTGCCACCGGTATTGCCGATTCCATTGCAGTGTACTCCTTCGCTCTCCGCCCTGAGGAGCACCAGCCATCTGGCACCTGCAACTTCTCCCGTATCGACAACGCCCAGCTTCAGTTCTTGTACGGTGGTGGTGAGACAACCAAGTCTCTTGACATCTATGCCGTCAACTATAACGTACTCCGCATTATGTCCGGTATGGGTGGCTTGGCTTACAGCAATTAAAATTAAAATCTTTAAAAATTTTAAAAACTTTAAAAATAAAATTTTATGTAACTTTTTTGTAAAAGTCAAGGAACTATTGTTTTTTAATCCCATTTTAACAATTAATTAAATTCATGACAAATTAGTTAAGTTTCAATTATAAGTTAATTTATTTTAATTTAAAAGACTTCATTTTTAAATTAACTTAACATTAAAGTAATCACGTATATCGTTATTGCGCTCTTTGATTCGCTTGGAATCGGCTATGCTTAGTTTTTCTTGCTTTTTAGCATCTATAAAGGACTTTCTGCTGGTAAACATTTCATTGCATTTCATTTCACCCAACAGAATGTCAAATATTGTTTTAAGAGGACTCATCAGTTGATGTTCAAGGTAATACAAATTGTCTATAGGAACATTGTTTTCAATGACGTATTGTGGATCTTCTACTTTCTTCCATGACAGTGCTTTGGGATCATTGATATTAACATAAACAAACGGTACACGGTCACCAGGTTTTGGAGCACTCTCTGGATCACGTAATTTCATCTTTTCTACCAATTGGTAATGTGCTATGGAACCTGGATTTTTGTAGTCTGAGCGTAAATTCTTTGAAATTATCAACTTTTTAATTGGAACTTTTCCGCTAAGGAGATCATCGATGGAGTGTTCAGCTTCTGTACGACCTAGTTCAAGATTGTTTTCAAACATTATAGGCCTAAGTACTTTGTCCAATGTTTCCTTGACATAAGGACAGTTGTCTCTACGAACCAATTCAACACCTTTGGCCTCAATGTGACCGTTGTGTTTTGCTGGGTCGGTCCACTCTATGTACATATACCTCTTCTTGGCCACTAAAATCAATGGATACATAAACTTTTCAAATTCCAATTCAATTGGTTTTTTAAAGGTTTTCGAAATCTCTGCAGCTGCGTGTTCTGCTTTTTTAAAGAGTGTTGTAAGAGTTCCATTGGAATCAACAGGTTCTGGAAATATTACATAACACGAATCAGTATTATGAACAATCATTGAACCAACACCTGCTTGAAAGGTCGAATCACTTGTTTCGAGATCGTATATAAATAGCTCGTAACCTGATAATGGTGTTACTGAAATAACTTGTTTATTTTGTGGTTCGTTTTTAAATTCGTGAATTGTCAGTATCATTGCGGATTGAAATGTAGTAATAATACATTGTAATCCAACCTGGTGTATAAGAAGGTATATACGACTAGCATACAGCTTATTTTCCGTTGTTATTTCGATGGTATTTGTGCGTCTGTCTATTTTTGAATAAATTAGTCCATAAAGGTACCAAACTTGGTTTTCAGGTTTTTCATTTAATATCCATGTAGGTATTTTTTGTAAACCGATATAACCACGATAAAATAACGACATTCTGTCACGTGGTACATTTCCAATGTTGTCAAAAATGGATTCTAATTGAGCTATTTTAAAATAACAATTGTCAATTTTAGGATAAGAATGATAAAGCGAAGCACCACGTTTTAATTTATTAGGTTTAATTTCATTTTTACAAAGGTCAAGTAAAGAGTGATCTTCACTTACATCTACCAAACCTGTAGGAGTGTGAACTCTATACATTTGTTTGTTAGAAAGATGTCGAATGACTCTCATTATTGGTCTCCAACCATTTGATGTCCATACTTGAATATTTTCAGGTTGAAATTGCATCTTTGTATCGTGATATTTCGTAGAACGAGAAGTGTCAAATAAACTCGATATACTAACAGTTGTAATTACATTGTCGTATTTAATTAGTACCGGTGTATCGGCAGCTACCGAGTCTCCGTAAACTATTTCACATGCGAAATGATCACGTGCATAATTACTAGTTTGTTCAATCATTTGACGACCACACCCAGTTACACTTTGAGATATTTCCAAACATGGTAAAGCACCTACAACGGCTCCAGTAAATCCATAAATACTGTTCATCGACACTTTAATGGCCAATTGTTTTGCATTAAGAACGGTTTTCATAAATGGATCTGTACATGCATTCATTTCTTTTTTCGTTACCTTACGATTCTTCCACAGTGATTCCAAAATTCCCGAAAGAACACCAGGTTGGTTTTGAACAAAACTAAAATTGAGAGACTCGCCACAATTAATTGTAGAATATTCAAAACCTGGAACATTCTGGTATCTAGCGTCAAGTACAACAGTAGAATAACACATGTTATGAGCAATCATGATACTTGGATACAGACTTGCAAAATCCAATCCAGCAACTGGACGTGTGTAATATCCAGTCTTTGCTTCGAGCACAGTAGCGCCTTGAAACTTACCATCCGGTTCACTACGTGGAAGAACTGGTATCAAAAATCCAGCTTTTCTGGTTTCATAAGCAATTTGACTAAACACCTTGATCGATTGTCCCCGTGTTATCAGGTATTCTACAGGAACTCTAGTAACTTTGGCCATTTCAAGGTGATTGGGAAGAACTGCAAACTTTTCAAACAATTTCAAACATAACATTGTATCTTGAACACAGTACTTTCCAACTACTGTTCTCTTGACACGATCTCCCAATTCAGGATTCCATGCTTCGAAAATTTGTTTGGGACTAACATCATCTTTACCTTCACCCAAGAAATGTTCACCAACATTGTTCAACTTGTAACTTTCCAATTTGAAATCCTTTTTAATAACCTGTAAAAGATCAATGTGAGTTCTACCAACCAAACGGGTCATTTTCCAATCATTGAAACCGGATTGTTGGTTGTTGAGTATCTTCTTTTCAATTGAAGTGTAATGTTCAGCTAGCTTCGATTGATAATTAAACGTTGATTCAATTTCTAAAACCTTAGCACGATCAAAAAGGTATCCATTATCGAAACCAAATATATTATACCCGACGATGATGTCTGGATCGGTTTCTCTAATAAACTGTGCATAATTATTAAGAAGTTGTTTTTCACTTTTACACTGAATAACCGTGGTATCGTCAATCGAATCACATGTACCCAGGTTGAAAAGATATTTCATCACTTGTGTTGATTCGCTTAACACACAACAGATTTGAGTAACTCGGTCGTTCTTTTTTAAGGCGTTTGGAAAAGATCCATCTTGACTACATGCTTCAATATCAAAATAAAGTATTCTAATATTTGACATCTTATTGATATTATCTTGGTAATTGTTTACACATTTCCAATTACATTCGAAATATTCTTCAGTTTCATTAAAGATGTACTTACCTTTATCAATTTTTACCCATCCAGCTGTGAGAATATCCCTGATATGGGTAAACCGGAGAATTGGGTCTATATTTGATTCATACAAAGGAAAAATATGATGTTTTCCAGAAACTAAAATTCGCTTTGTTAGGTCATTTGACTTCTCCAGGAGGTATCTCATGGATCTCATTTTTTTACTTGATTCAAAAGACAACTTTAAAAACTTTCGAACTTTGTTGTTTTCGAATCCGTAGTATCTTTTTCTTTCCAAAAATTCGATATCGGTGATGTTCAAAGCAGCTTTCATTGAATATACACATGTAGAATCCCAGTAACTAGGTAATTCTATGAAAAAGAAAGGCTTGAATGAATTTATTCTTAGCGAGACTGCATTTCCTGAAGAATCAACTCCAAATGCAAAAATCTTGTATTCTAATCCAGAGTCGTTTTCAAAATCATCACAGTACCAATCCAAAGTTTGAAAAACTAGGTCTGTTGATACCGAAGTAGCCTTTTCACGAGTGTACTTCATTTGTTAACGTTTAATTCATTTGTTAACGTTTAATTCATTTGTTATATTATAATAACGTTTATTACTTTAAATAAAATTAAAATAATGAATAATATTAATGGACAAAGAAATTTTAATAAATTGTTTAATAACAGTTTCCATAATAACTGGATTATTTATATTTTATTTTTATGTATACGACGGAACCATTCTTGTTAGAAGTACATTAGACTCACAGGAATATTACGTAAGAAACTCGAGTAATAGTCAATTAAAGGCTAATATGTTATCTTTATTAAATATGAAATTGAATATACTAGTAGATTCACTAAGTAAAGAACCAAATAAAACAATTCCCATTGAACGTTTAATTCAAAATTGGAACCAAAAGGTAACTTTAAAGGAAATTGGAAATATGGAAACTGACGCAGCTTACGTTATTAATAAAAAATATATGTCATTTTGTTTAAAAGCATTTAATAAAGAACCAGTAACACTCGAACATATAAATTTATTTACCTATGTTGGTATACATGAACTTGCCCATGTTATGTCAATTGAAGTAGGACATGGAGATGAGTTCAAAATAAATTTTAAGTACCTTTTGGATTATTCCAAATATTTGAAATACACCGACCCACTTCTTAATAAGGAAATTCCATTGTATATACCGTTGAATACCTTAAAATATACTCCCAAAGATTATTGTGGAGTTTCCATAATTAATTCAATTTCTTAATTAAAAAAAATAATTAATAATATTATTACAGAATGTTAGCTTTTTTGTTCGGTAAGAAAAAAACCACCAAAAAATCCACAAAACCCAGCAAAGCTTTGTTAAAAATGGCAAAGAAACATCGTGTCAAGGTGTATACAACTCGCGGATCTAAACGAGTTTACAAGACCACTGCAGCAATTAAGAAACTTATCAAGGCTCGTTCCAATGTAAAGAAATCCCGTTTCGGTTTTGGTGCAAGTGGATCTGTGTTTACAACTCCGGCTGCTTATGGTTACAATCAACCAGTTATTCAAACAGCTGGAATACCAGATTACACATCAAGTGTAGTAAGTTCACAGAAGGATAATCTTAACCGTCCAACAAATATTAAGGATGCTGGAAAAACTGTGAGCAGTCAATTAGCAAAGAAAGATATACCTATTTATGGAACTGGAAAAACCTTCTTTAACCAAACTGTCCCAGGTCCAGTTAGTCCACGTTGGTATGCGATGGGCCAGCCTGATGGAACTATAACACAGGTTGGGTGGCCATTTTCTGGTTATAAAAAACCAGCATTTGGTAGAAAGCGAACTGTTAAAAAACCATCTGCAAAACTTCTTAAGATGTGCAAAAAGCTTAAGATCAAGGTAACAGTTCGTCGTGGATCTAAGCGTGTATATAAGAGCACCGCTGTTCTTAACAAACTCGTTAAGAAGAAGCTTCGCAGTCTTAAAAAGTAAAATGAGTGATTGCTTGAATTACTTCGTTTGGCAATCTTTTAGGAACATCAAAAAATAAAATATTTTGTACAATTATTAAATGTCAATGTCAACTTATTATTTTGATGATGGTATGTTATACATTACAGGTTCTTTAGACTCTTCTTTTTCTAGTAGCACTTTCCCATTTGATAAATTAGATGTATTTGCTATAATTATTAATGAAACGCAATTAACAATAGATGTCACTGCATTTGATGGATTTAATAATGTAATAGGTATATTTTTTAAAGTCTTTTTTCAATACAATAGAATTACAAATACTGATTTTAAAACAAAACACTTGTTTGATAATAACAAAAATCAGATAGTCATTTTTCACGCATATGATTTTATGTATCCAGCTACAATGAGTTATCTAATAAATGGTGGTAATAGTTGTATGCTTCGTACAGGAGAAAATGTACCACCTGACATGGAATCATGTCCAACAAAAACATTAACGTCTTCAAGGTCACGTTCTAATTTCGGTTCTGGTGGAACTGGTATACCTTTATGGTTAATTGTCTTGGTAGTGATTTTAGTAATTGTATTTTTATTAACCAAAAACAAAAAGAAACTTTCACTTTTTGGAAAATTTTTTCGTTAAAAAGTAAAATGAGTGATTGCTTGAATTACTTCGTTTGGCAATCTTTTAGGACATTTAACATCAAAAACTAAAATAAGTTCGATGTCATTAATTTTTATAGAATAACCATCCCCCGATCTTACAATCTGTTTAACTGTGACTGGGTGGTCAACGTCAAAAGGGTCTTTAAAGATTTTTTCAAATCCAACAAGAGATTCTTTTAAAGAAATAGGAAATTTACAATGGGCTTTTGAATTTTGAAAAAAGTACTTGTCATTGTTGCTTATAGTGATATCAAAGTCCACTGGATTCACATTTTCAAAACAATTACAAACTGTAAGATATCCGTCACCAACACATCCCATACAAACTGACGGGGGAAATGTATTAATATTGAAACCACAACCTGCACAGTTTAAACAAAGACCCTTTGGGCAATTGCAATCTTTTTTTACTTGAGACCTTGAAAAATATTCACGGTCCGTTATGGAAACTTTACGTTTACCCGGAGTTTGTCGTTTAAATTGTGGAACATTAAATACAAAACTTTTAAGTATTTTTTCGATCATAATATCACCACCGTGTTGACTCGGTGATTTTTTTGAAAGTATTTCATATGCACTTTGAACCTTGATGAATTGATCATGGGAACCAGTTGTACGGTCCGGATGATATTTCATTGCTAGACGTTTATAATTCTTCTTAAGATCATCATCCGTGTAGGTTTCACCAAGTTCAAGAATCTTTTTGGCTTCTTGGTAATTCATTCTACCATTATATTTTTTAAAAATTGAGACATTTTACCGTAAAAAGTAATAGTTAACGTTGGTGTTAACGGAAAGGTTAACGTTGGTGTTAACGGAAAGGTTAACGTTGGTGTTAACGGAAAGGTTAACGTTGGTGTTAACGGAAAGGTTAACGTTGGTGTTAACGGAAAGGTTAACGTTGGTGTTAACGGAATAGTTTGATAATGCGATGATAATTGGTAATTAAGAATCTTAAATTTTTTTTGTAATCGTTTTGGGTCATTTAAAGATTATCATTATTTTTTTAATAAAATTAATGTCTTTTGGGCTGCAATTTGTTCAGCTTGCTTTTTACTTCTAGCTATACCTTGTTCATATACCTTTCCGTTGATACTTGCTTTTACACAAAATGTTCTATTGTGAGGAGGACCTTCCGTATAAACCAATGAATACTCCGGTGTGCAATTTTTAAAATGCATCTGTGAAAACTTCAATAAAAGATCTTTGTAATTGTCTTCTAAAAGGACTTCAGTAAAATCGAGTTGTTCAATTAACTTGATAACAAATGCGTTCGCTGCGTCAAACCCAAGATCCTTAAATATTGCCGCCAAAAAAGCTTCAAATGCATCTTCAAGAATTTTTTGACTATTTCTACCTTTTATGTTTTGAACATGATTGCTCATCAAGATGTATTTTCCAAGATCAATTTGTCTAGCAAGGTTAGCAAGTTGCGTTCCATTTACTAATTTTGTTTTTATTCTAGTCATAAAACCTTCGTCTTGATCAGGGTATCTGTGATAGAGATAATTAGCTATAATCAAACCAAGAACAGAGTCACCCAAAAATTCCAAACGTTCGTTGTGTTGGAGGAGATACTCCTGTAGAGGAGCAGGTGCGGAATATCTCTTGACCGATTTATAAATACTTTTATGAACCAATGCTCGTTGGTAGTAACTCACGTTTTTAATTCTCATACCAAGAAGTTCTTGAATTTGTTCTCGGTCAACATGACACTTTGAGAAGTCATGTGTTGCGAGGTCATCTTCAATTTGTTTTTGAATTAATAATTGTTTATCATCTTCTACTGATTTTAACAAACTTAAATTTAATTCGTCACCTATTGATTCTGTGTCACTAGACTCAGAGGAATCGGTGAGAAATTGAATTTTTTTATTGTTCATTCTTCGTTAAATTATTATATTGTATATTTTTAAGTATATTAATTTTATGCAAAATAATACACCTGAAAATATTGACATGAGTGTGTTTGAAGCTTCTAATAAACTAAAAAAGAAGTACATAGCACAATCGTGGAATAAACAAGAAGAGGAAATATTACAGATGTGGGCAGAAAAGGCTAGTGGGTGGGCATGGTTACATGATAAATCACAAAGGTATTATCGCATACAAAGTAACCGGTTTACGTATCCAAGTATAATTCTCAATACTATATCGGGTGGTATTGGTTTTATAAAGGCAGATTCGTTTAAATATTTAAATTACTTCATAGCTGTTATGAATATCATCGCGGCAATGTTAATGTCTTTTCAAAAGTTTTTGAAAAGTACGGAAAATGCAGAACAACATGGTCGTTTTTTTAGCATTTTTTCATCGTATACCAGGCGTATCGCACTAGAGCTTACATTAAACCCAGAGGACCGAAAGGAATGTATTGAATTTTGTAAATTGTGTAAGGACGAATATGACAAAGCAGTTGCAGAAAGTCCTCAAATACCTGATTCAGTCATCGCTGCGTTTAGAAAGGAATTTTCTCACGAAAAGAATAAACCAGAAGTTGCAAATGGACTTTACCATTTTAATAATTACTGTAAAAATCCAGAAAGTTATGAAAATATTGTTTAAAATAAAATATTTTAATTGGTTAACAATGGAATATTCCCAATTAAAAACGATGAAAGTACCCTCTGACAGTATACCTTACAACGATGTCATTTTTGTTGATACCAATGGAGAACCTTATGAATTGTACAAAGCTAAAAATAACAACTTTGTAAAAGCTCAATACATTTCCAAAAGATCTGGAAAGAAATATACAAGTGATCTTTACATTTTAGACAACGGATACTTTGTAACTAAATACGACAACGGGTTTGTGATATACCCAGGAACACTCGTTCCAAAAACTGTTAAAAAAGAAATGGATCCAAAACCCGTTAAGATTCCAAAACCCGTCAAGATTCCAAAACCCGTCAAGGTTAAAAAGGCCGGTGAAACAACCACTCAAGAACACGATACATCGCAAACATCTCGCGCAGCACGTGCAGCTAACAGAGAAACTGCGGAAATTGAAAAAATGCTTAACGATTTTAAATTTCTTCAACGACCAATGCAAACCGAAAAGAAAAAGAAGCGAAAAACTGACGAAGGGGTAGAAGATCTTATGAAAAAACTTAAATTGCAATTTGGAAATTTATGGAAATTAAAAAATAAAAGGTAAAGGTAATGGATAATTTTAATAAAGAATTTGTTAAAAAATTATTACTTGATAAAACAAAAAGACGTCAATTTACCAATGCACAACAGTTTTATTGGAATTGTATCGATAGCCTCGGTTATTCACAAAAAAAGGAACCAGGTATCGTCGAAGAACCAGATGAACTTGAAGAACTTTTTAAACACTTTGACACACTTGAGCAATTAGTAGATACTGTTTGTATGTATTGTAATGCAAAATTGACAAATAGCGACATATGTGAATACTGTCAAAACCCAGTACAATTAAGTTACTCAGAGTCTCAACAAATGACTTTATCTAATATTTACGGCTTTAATCGAACATTTTTGGGACCACGAGATTCCTCTCGATTTTCAAATTTACAAACATGGGCGGTCGATCCTAAAGAAAGTGAATTTAGAAAAATTGTTGAAATCATTGATGATTCTCTTAATTATTTAATTCGAGATGACTACACTACAATACGTAACACAGCTGTAAATATGTATTGGAATATCACAGAATACTATAAAACAAATCCATTTAAATTATCTGTTAACAAAGGTAGTCTTAAAAAAGGATACATCATGCTTTGTATTTATTATTCTCTTATTTACTTTTCAAAGACTAACATTTCATTAGAAAAAATTGTGGAATCTTTGCCAGGGTATTCCTTAAGTGATATACCCCAAGCTAGAAAAAATATACTTCAAATATTTGAAAAATCTTCTGGATACAGTTTTTTGTACAATTCTGTCGAAGACCCAACGTTGTGTAATTTGATAAATGTACTTCCTAGTCAAATTGTCAAGGAAATTAATAACCTTAAAAACAAGTTAATCAGTTCAGGTAAATTTCCAAAAACATTTACACCAGTGCACCTCGCAGCCGTCATTTACTATGTATGTAATGATGGTCAACGGTTAGAAATTGTGTTACCAGAAACATGTAAAAAAACTAAAATCACGCATAAACTTCTGTCAAGTAAATGTGGCTCTTTTGCACCAGCAACACTTACTAAACAAGTTGATATCATAAAAAGTACCGTTAATTAATTCTTAAGAACGGGTTCGATGTATTTTTCAGCCATAAACTTTCCAAATTTAACATCGGCCTCGTAAGAACTTGTACCATGTTCCATTTTACGTTTTAATGACATCATCTTTTTGAAAATATCTGGATCGAATTCGTTGTTATTGATGGTATCATAAAACGTTTTATTTTTAAGTTTAAAATCATTAAACTCGGGAAATGAATCTAAATTATTACCATTCTTTTTTAATTCTAACAATTTGTTTACTGTACATTCAATTTCTTGTGCGTTCATTGTAATAAATTAATGTATCTTTTCTTTAAATAAATACAAATCGTTTAATTACTTAAAAACTTCAAAACCAAGATAATGAGTAAAGTCATTGCGATTAATATAAGTATGTTATTAAGAATTCCATTTGATCTACTTTTACCAAAAAACTCTTTGGCCTTAACGCTCTTTTCCAGAAAGTCTCTAGGTCCATCGGGAATAATTTTTTTAGCGACGGGTGGTTTAGGTGGTTCTTCTAATGGAAACATTTGTTCATCGCTAATTTGTTGTCCCATTGCTTTATCCATGAAATCTTTCTTTACATTTTCAAAAACTGTTTTACCCTTATAATAATCGGACAAGTCTAATTGTTTTTGAAAAGTGTTTTCTAAAGCAGCGTCTGACCTTGTTGAGTCCACACACGTCGTGAGATAATTTGTATTTATGTCATCTTTACATCCATAATAGCTTGCTAATTCACTTGGCTTAAGTTGCTTGTTAAAAAGTTGTGCAGAAACATTAGTAATTTCCATTTAAATTACCTAATTATTTTATTTTAACAATAAAATATTATTTTAAAAAATTACAAATCGTTTAATTACTTAAAAACAAAAAATCAGTAACATTAAAAGCTAAAATAAATGGATCAAGCTTTAATTGAAGAAATATGGAACGAATTACACCAAAAAAATGAACTGGAGTTTCAACAAAACGGTAACCAAGATTTCCAAAAAAAATGTAAAAATAATAAATGTATAAATAATAAATGTATAAACATTAATTGTACTTCTCTCGACAACATATTTGTAAACAATGGAGACATTATATGTAAGGGATGTGGATTTGTACAAGAAAGTCATTACATGTCTGACGAACCTGAATGGAACAATTATACAGAAGACGGTGTTCTAAAGGGTGATTCTATAAGATGTGGTAATGTATTGGATCCAACAAATCCATATGCAACTGGTGGAACATACATACCTAAATACATGTGGTCATGGCACTATGATTCAGCTGGTAACAAAAGGTACACAAATTTATCAAAAATTGCTATACGGGGTTCTTATACATCAAAACAACGTGCTTTTGATGAAGGTAAATATTCATTTGAAAGAATACAATGTATTCTAGAGCTTAGTGAAAGTGTTTTTAACACTGCAAAATTATTTTGGGGTATCATTCTTAAAACAGATATTCTTAAACGTGGTGGAAATCGTAGAGGTATGAAAGCGTGTTGCATTTTTTATGCTTGTATGAGTGAGAAACAGCAACGTAACCGTGAGGACATTGCATCGGCATTTGATATAGATGGTACAACAGACTTCACCAAGGGTGAGAAAATATTTAGAGAAATTTTTGAAAAGGATAAACAATATGCATGGATTCTTTATAAAAATTGTGATAACCAATCCATGTATAATAAATATGTTCGCGATCTTGATCTGCCATTTAGAGTAACCAAAATAATGAATGCTATAAAACACGACACACACGATCATCTTTTGGGAATTGCTGCGAAGTCTGAAATTGCTGGTTTACTTTTTTATGCTTGCAAGGAAATTCTTAAATTGAAGCATCCCAACAAAAGTGAGATTGCTAAAACAATTGGTATATGTAATCCAACTCTCAACAAAGTTATAGAAATACTTAAGTATTTTTATTCACAAAATGAATTTTTAAAAAATAAGTTACTATTAATTACTTAATTATTTTAACAAAAGTTGATAATACCTTAAATAACTAATTCAATTAATTTTAAAATGGCTTCAGTTACAGTTACACCGAGTGAAAATCAACATTTAATTTTGAAATACCTTAATGACCACATTAAAAATCCTTTTTTAAAAAGAACTTTGATTGGTGGTGGTCCAGATTTCATCATTATCGAACCCTTTTTTACTTATAAAGAATTTCAATTTAACATTTCTTTTAATAATTACGAATTCAAAAAAAATGATGATTTTTTTGATAAATACATGGAATTAACAATTTCAGCAATGACTTTGGAATCCATTGAACTGTTTATCAAGGAATGCTTAACTTACAATAAACTTGAAAGTGAACTTGTGGTATATGCTCCCTGTTATTGTAGATGGGAAAAACAATCTAAGTTATCGTTGAGGTCGTTGGATAATGTGTATCTTCCAGAAAAAGTAACACAAAACTTAATAAAAGACCTGGCATTTTATCAAGATTCTAAAACCGTAAACAGGTACAAAGAACTCAATATTAATTATTCAAGAATCTATATGTTTTATGGACCTCCTGGAACTGGTAAAACAACTTTAATAAAATCCATAGCAACACAATTCAAAAAAAATGTAGCCCATCTTGTGGTTAGTCCTCAATTATGTGACACTGATATCAAAGAACTTATTCATAAAATTCCAAAAAATTCGATATTAGCAATAGAAGACATCGATTCACTGATTACCGAGGGTAACAACCGAACAACTTTAAGTGGAATATTAAATATTTTAGATGGAAATCTAACACCCGAAGGCCTTTTGATATTTATAACAACCAATCATTTCAATGAGCTTGATTACACCATAAAAAGAAGAATAAGTTATTTTATAGAATTTGGATATGCAACAAAGGAACAAATTGAAAAAATATATACAAACTTTTTTCCAATGGGTTGCTTTGAAAGTTTTTACAGTAAAATCAAACACCTTAAAACAAGTATTAATATCATCGAAAAGTTTTTCGTAAAATACCTTTTTGAAGATATAAACAATTATATCGATGAATTCATAACATTTGCTACAGGTGAGATTAAAATTTCAGGTGATCTTAGTATGTACTCTTAAGAATAAGCGTATTTACCAAACTTAAACCACAACAACACAGATAACACAAAACCAATAACAGAGCCTATTAATTTACCATTTTTCATTTTACTTTGTAATAGGTATCCCAAAGATAGCATTAATGCGTAATAAAACAACATAAATCCTGAGAGTTTAGCAAATGAGTAGTCTTTATTTAAGTACTTAGTTATTATAAAACTTGCCAAAATAATTAAAAGCGATACAAATAAAATTTGCGTTGTTAACTTCATTGTACCACTTTTAAATATTTTATTTAATTAATTAATTTAATTCCATTAAAATGCGTAATCATTTGGAGGATCACACTCTTTCCAAATAAATCCGGAGTCTAAACAAAATTTATTTTTAAGAAGTATATCTACTTTATCGGGTGTACTTAGTTCATTAAATAAAGAATTATATAACATATTTTTTAATAAAGTTATATTGTTTTTTATATTAGTAAATTCGAAATCATTTGAACTGACAAGTCTCGAAGTAATCATGTAAAAAAATCTATATGAAGCAATACTTGCATGTTTATTGAAAACGTAGTGTCGGTATTTACTCTTTTTTATTTCTAATAATTCGGGTATACCTTGTATATTTAAAAATGCTTCGAGTATGTCTATAGCACTTTCGCATTCATTTACTAAAATTTCACAATCCATTACCTTTAATTATTTTTTTTCTTTAAATTAATCTGAGTCTATGTCCAAAAATAAATGATTATTATTAATTTGTTCGTTTATGACTTTGATGTATGGCCCAAATGACTTTTCAGCTAACCACACTCCCGAAATTACCAACTTTCCTGAAAAAACAGTTCCTTTAACAAGTGAACTATTAATTAATTTTAATTCACCTGAATTATATGGATCACAATAAAATTCTTGTAAACAAACTTTAGTTTTTTTAAGAATCGGTATAAGTGCCTTTATTAAATCGGTCTTTAAGTTTTCAAAAAAAGAATCGTTACGGTATTTAATAATAATAGTATAATCGTTGTATTCTTTTAATACTAAGGTATCAGTTAATTCAATTTCAATGTTTTCTTTAAATTTAGCATAATTCTTGTTAACTTGATCAAATTCAATTGAATCCATTTTTAATTGTAAATTTGTTCTTTTTTTTAAATAGATTCATCAGTTACCATTATTTCTTTAACAGTAAGATTGTAACTTGGAACATTATCAAAATTTATCCATATATTATTACACGCTACCAAACAAATTACTTTCATTCCTGGTTTAAGGTGATAATAATTAAATAAATTTGTTGAATTATACACTTTTATTTGGGGGCTCGATCCTTTAAATAGAACCTTTACTAAAAAATTATCTTCACTGAATATACTTGTTACATTGTAAACAGGTAAATTTTTATTAAACCATTCAGTTTTCAATCCTGAATTAAATGAATTTTCTAATTGTATTATCTTGTTATAAAATGTTTTACTAGCTTCTGTTCCTATAAGTTTAAGTAAAATATACTGTTTGTCATTTTCAGTAACAAGATCATGAATTATAACCTTAGGTGTTTGAAACTCAATGTTGTTTCCTAGGTATGAAAAATTAACAAGTTTTCCAGTAAATATTCCCTTATTTAGAGAATACTTAATTTCTTTAAAATCAAAATCTTTTAATTTAATTTTCATTAATTAATTAAATTAAAATATTTTTATTATTTACAATGCAAACAATTCAACACGCTCGCAGCAAAGTGAGTATGTTATTAATAATAACTGCTTTTGTACTTTCTATAATGGTAATACAAACACGTAATGTATGTCTTTCTACAAAAGACCCTGATACTTTTAAGAGCAAAGTACACCCAATGTATATCATTGCAATATTAATTGTAGTATTTGCAGTTCTTTTATTCGGTTATGACTTAGCTGTTTTCTTTGGATACATTCATTAAAGCATCGATTCCATAACATCACTTGCTGAAACTGTATCACCGTTAATTAATGTAAGTGTTTTCGGTTCAATGATGTGAGTATAATCTGGTAGAGGTTCATTTAGTTTTTTGAGAGCATCTTGTTTGGCTTGTTCAGCAGCATGCTCCATCATTTCGCGCTTACGCTCCTCGAAGTGCTCTTTAGCATATATACGATTCTTGTGATATTCACTTACCAGTTTATTGAGTTCCTCATTTTGATACACCTGATCTTTAATGTTTTCTGGATCAGGTGGTACCAAACACCAATTATACATCTCACATATAAAGATATCAAATGTTGGATCCAAACGAATAAGCTGTTTTACGTAGTCAACTGCTTCGTCGTGTTTATCAAAAACACCTCGAATCTTCATTCCCAATGATTTATTCTTTTGGTTACTTGTTGGACTTACAAAAGAAACACACGCCCAATTTTGTCCTGGTACCTTTATAGTATCCGTTGCTAAATTGTATTCAATTGAATCCATCGCTTTGTGAATAGCCTCTGTTGCTATTTTCACTCGCTGGAGGTTTTCTTCGGGAAGTTCCTCCCATGGCTCATACTTTTTCTTAATTTGAGACATCGTTTAACATTTTAAATATTAAATCTTTAAATAAAGTTAAATTGATGGAATAAATTGCCAATGAACATCTTTACAGATACCTTTCCATATAAGATCATGTTGGTACAGTATTTCTCTGTTTTTAAGTAATGGAAAAAAATTCAAAAATTCATCTTTTTTGAGCAGTTGACACATTTTATAAAAAACGTAATTGTAATTTAAGAAATTTTTTCTTTCGGGACAAATTATCTTCGAGTATTTTTCAAATGGACCCTGTATTTCATCAAACATTATCTTTAGCTGTTGTTCTAATTCGGGAGTCATTTTAGGTGCACGAAGTCCACAGAATTCATTGATTATGGTTGGAATGTGTTCGTAATACTTATTGTACTTCAACTTCTTAAGATATCCCTTTACTAACGTCGGTGTAAACATTTTAGGATCCGTTATATTGTATTTTTTGAATTCTTCGGTAAGGTCATTTATAATCCTTGGTGGTATTTTTGTATTTTCTTTAGCTTGGAGTTGATTTAAACATTCTTGAAAATGATTATTTCGTTTATAATTAAATACAAACACCGGATTTATCGTTTCACTGTGAAGTAATTGTGAAGGATCGTTGTAGTCTAAATTATGGGTACTTATTCCACAACTTACACAGATTTCGTCTGCTAACCTTGGGTCATATATAAAATTTTTGTTATTACATTTTTTACAAGAAACATTTACTTTAACATTGTTGATTTGTTTTAACTCTGGATTAAACTTCTGGATGTATTCATTGTACAATTCGCTTTTGCTATTGTTAATTGTAGAACCAATAAAGGTGTCCATTGATCCTTTCTTATCATTTTCTTCAGTTGAAGATTCTTTATTGATTACTAAATAGAAATCTAAAAGATACTCATTTAAATCAAGATCATTAACAATTCTGTAAATACGCTCTTCAAGTTCTGTGATATCATGTGAGTCACCGTTATTTTTTTTAAGATGTTCAAGTTCGTGTTGGTAATTACTTAAATTTTTCTTTTCGAATTCGAAATATTCTAATTTTTTGTCATGAAGATCTAAAACACTTGAACGGGTGTCTGTAAGAGCATCTTTTTTGGCCAATTTAAAATTAGACATACATTATTTTTAATTCAATTAAATCTTTAATTTATTTAAAAATAATAATAATAGTTATTAATAAATGGACTTTAACCCCATTAACTTTCCTTATGGTAATTGTTTAAACGTTTCTAATGTAACCCATAGAAACGCCTTTCCAGGTGTTGATGTTTACCAAAATGGATCTGACAGTTGTGCTCCAAATGTTGGATTGGCACCTGGATTATATTCACCACCAACACTGCAAACAATTGGTTACAAAAATCAACAGGCTGTAAATCAAGCCGATACCTCTTTTTTACATAACAAACCTGTTCCAAATGGTTCTGTAGAATACTTTACTCAGGGTTACAGTAATCCAACTTTACAAACTAAAAGACCAGACAATTTGTACACAAATTCATGGATACGTGTTGCCTCGGAGACCTTGAATGTTTTACCCAACGCACTTTTTTCAGTGTTTTTCTCAGACCAAAACATTGAACACCTAAGATCAACGATTGTTAAAAAAGTTGAACAAATCACCGCTGAATCTGGTGTAACTGGTTCAAAGCAGGGTGTACAGATAATGAAACCCGAGATGGATGATTTTTTTAATTATATGATAAATACTTTTCATACGTATTCTTCACAGAATGGTTCTATTTGTTTTGTAAATTTTAATAAAACTAATGATACAAAGATCGAAATTGAAAAATTAAATACAACGATTTTACAAGAATACATTTCAAAGATGGTTTCACAAATTAATATGTATATTTATTACTACAAGGATGCTTCTCAAATGCCAGAACAATTGAGTCTACCTGTACTAACAAGTATGAAGGGTTCTAGATCTCTTGAATACAACACTGGAATGTACAGTGGTAATTCAATTGGTGTTGCTAGTTATAACGAAGTTGGTAACATTCCAATTTAAATATTCCAAATTTAAAGTTAATTGAGTACACTTAACGGTTCAATGTAATTTATTCCTTTTGAATAAACTTGTATACTATGGTTACCAGTGTCCGAGTATGTTTGTATTCCAAATATGTAAATTGGTGTAAATGAAACATATTTTCCAAGACGTTCAGGTGCTTCTGGAACTAAATCGAAATAGTTTACAACTGACACAATTTCTGTAAGATTATTTTTCATGAAAATCGAAAGATCCTTGTTTACACACCGTGGACAACCATAAAGGTATAAATGTATCTTATTGTTAGAATACCTTGTATAAAGTTCATAAGCAAGTAAAGTTGCTACACCTGCACCCAGACTGTGACCTGTTATATAAATATCTTTTGATGAATTTTGTGAAATAATATTTAATATTTGAGTTCTACAACTTGAAAGGTATCTATGGAAACCGTGATGAACATTGAAAGTTGTTCCGGGGTAGTTGTAATATCTAAATTGTGAATCAACAAATTCATCTGCTCTAAAATGTGTTCCTCTAAATGCAATGACTATGTAAGTATCAAAAATATAAACAAGTCCACACTGACTTACAATTTCAAACCAAAGTGCTTTGACAGATGAAGATACCTGAATAACTTGATTTTCACCTGCTGAATACCTTGGGTAATTACATACATCATTGTAAGCACTTATAACAAAATTAAGGTAATGTGTTAAATTACTTTTATAAAGGCTGTCGTCTGCACCAGAATATATAATATAATCTGTTTTAGAACATGGAAATAACAAATTACTTAAATTTGATACAAATACTATAATTATCAATACCACGATAAATATTATAAAAAATAGCATTTTTACTTAATCAAATTATTTTTTTAATCAAAATAATTTCCCTCCATTAACGGTTCTGGATTGAAAATTCGTGAATCACGATATTTAATAACAATAAAGACTAATAAACTTATAACCATTGCTGGAAGTACGTTTCTTATTAATATGAAGTCTGGTTTGTTTTTGTCTTTATTATTTGATACAAGGTACATGCTCAAACTTACAAGTAAAAATACTATAATTGGAATAATATACAATATCATTGTTAATTATTTAAATTATTTTTTAAAACTTAAAATAACGAAAACTTTTTAAAAAAAGGAATACTTACTTTTCTTTTTTGAATCATCTCTTGAACTGGAACTGGAACTGGAACTGGAACTGGAACTTGAACTCGAACTACTTGAACTATTTGACCTAGGTCGCATCATTGATGGCTGGTCATAAAAGTTAACAGGTTCAACCGGTTGAACTGGAAACTGATTTGGTTGAACCGGTTGAACTGGTTGAATTGGTTGAACCGGTTGAACTGGAAACTGATTTGGTTGTTCAACCGGTTGAACTGGAAACTCATGTGGTTGAATGTATCCATTCTTGTCCATATTAAAGTTCTTAATCTGGGGTTCATTGTCAAGTTCATCTGCAGATTCCTCAGATTCCATGAGGTTGTCTCCGTGTATTGATTCTTCGTCAGAGTCACTTACTTGTTCTGGTTCACTTGCAGATTCGTTATCAGCGTTATCGTCTAACGCGTTGGCAAGATATTCTTGAAGTATATTGTCAAATGGTAACATCTGTCGAATAGTTTCATCCACTGAATACCTTACAATTTCTATAATATTCTTTTTATTGGTTTGAATTTGGTTAAGGTTTTTGTGATAAAACAAGAATGGATCGTAAAATATTTGTTGCGCCGATTCTATGTATATGGAGTGAATGAATATGTCACTGGTTGGAATTTTAACTCGAATGTTTTCATTTTTTCCTTTAAGACGAATGCTTGCAAGAATCTTTACGTTACTCACAAAGATTGCAGTGACTATATCCATAATGTACGGACATTTCTTTTTAATGCGCTTAGATTCTTCTTGCAATATCGTTTGATTCCATTTGGGAATTTCCTTTAAAAGTTCCTGAAATTTGTAAATTGTTTTTTTACCAGCTGACAATTTCAAGGCGTCTTGATAAACACTGTTGAATCCTTGAATTATCAACGGACATATAATACATTTCAATTGCTCAATGTATTCATCTCGAGCTGCTACCAGTACAGATATGTTCAATGAATTACTCATTTATTACCTTCTAAAAATATTTAAATAACAGTTTATTTACGAATTAAAGATATTTCTTTGCAAGTGCGTAAGTTTCACTAAGGGATTCACAAAGAACCGATTCAGCCCATATTCCATACTGACGGTCTGGTTCACCGCAAAGTACAAGGTGATAATAATTATATATATCGTTGTTAATTACCTTTTCGAACATGTCACTTTCACTTGCAAGTAACATCTTCTTACCATCAATGACACCGTGGTCGGTATCGTGGTCAACCAAAACGTGATGACCACCTGTAACTATAAGATCACCACATTGATACATACAATTCATTGGTACATCAGGATTGTTTAACAAAGTACCATGAACGAGTTCTTTGACTGCGACTGGACCATGAACGTATGTTTCAACAAGCATACCAGGTACAATTTGTTCAATTGGTATGTACCCATGTGTACAAAGAATCTTGGTACCCTGGTTGAAGCATGCGGCATTTTCAGGAAATGGTATATTGTTGTTACCACTGTTGATTAAAGTTTTATACGGAATTAAAGCATTTAAATTTGTTCCACCATTGTACACAACCGAAACTTCATTTGGATTATTAAAATTGAAAAAAGTTGTTTGTCCTTGAAATATATTTATTATGTTTGAGTATAAACTTAATTCTGTAACCTGGGTACAATACTGGAAAGCATTAGCACCAATTGATGTTACACTGGTGGGTATTGTTATGGACGTTAAACCAGAACAATCGAAGAAAGCGCCATCGCCAATTGATGTTACATCGCTTGTAAGTACAATAGTTGTTATAACATTTCTGGTATCAAAAGCTGCATAGAACCCAGTAACTTGGTCGTTATTTGATAACGTAACTGTTCTCAGACCAGAACAATTGTTGAATGTTGAAGTTCCAATTGATGTTACACTGGTGGGTATTGTTATGGACGTTAAACTAGTACAACTAGCGAAAGCGCTATTACCAATTGATGTTACACTGGTGGGTATTGTTATGGACGTTAAACCAGAACAACCGTTGAAAGCGGATTCTCCAATTGTTATTACACCGGCGGGTATTGTTATGGACGTTAAACCAGTACAACTAGCGAAAGCGGATTCTCCAATTGATGTTACACTGGTGGGTATTGTTATGGACGCTAAACTAGTACAACTAGCGAAAGCTCTATTACCAATTGATGTTACACTGGTGGGTATTGTTATGGACGTTAAACCAGAACAACCATTGAAAGCGTTATTACCAATTGATATTACACTGGTGGGTATTGTTATGGACGTTAAACCAGTACAACTAGCGAAAGCGGATTCTCCAATTGATGTTACACTGGTGGGTATTGTTATAGACGTTAAACCAGAACAATCGAAGAAAGCGCCATCGCCAATTGATGTTACATCGCTTGTAAGTACAATAGTTGTTATAACATTTCTGGTATCAAAAGCTGCATAGAACCCAGTAACTTGGTCGTTAT